TTACGATGTATGTTATCTTTACCCACTACTGAAATCAAGTTATTACCATCTCTGATAGATTGGTGTACATTTTCTTTCTGAATACCCCATTTTAGATTCTTATAATAGTTATTATAAATATTATTATCAAGGTGCATTACAATAGGTAAATTGTTTGGGTTAGATAAATAAACCATAGCTACTAACCTATGAACAAAAATCTTTGTAGACTTACCATCCCTATAAAGGGATACACTATGGTATTTAGGACGTTTCTTTGGTCTTAGTGGAGTAAAATCATTACTTAACTTTCCCCTACTCCCTCGGACATATCTTGAATATACGTTCCCAGTTTTAGAAACATGGTATCCTATAAATCCCGGTATATTATCTTTCATTATATATCTCCTTGCTTTTTGTTATACTTTTCTATATTAGCATCTGGATTATTAGAACTTTTTAGAGAATTATCTAGTTGTTCCCCATATATTCTATCATACTCTTTTCGTTGTTCTTTAGTAAATTCAGTACACCGTTGAGTTTCTGTGGAACATTTAAAAAGAGCTCTACCTGATGGGAAACCATCCCTTTGTACTACTATCTCAGTCCTTAGTATATCATCCCTTTCTTCTTGTTCTGTAGCATTTAATCCCATAATTACTTGGGCATTTCTTACTATGGCTATAGAACCAGATATATCATTTTCATCATATCGGGTTTTTCTATGTTTTTTACCCTCTCTAGTAATATGGTGTGCAGTCCATATTATGTCAAGTTTCATTTCTTCGGCTAAGTTATTCAAGTCTATGTATACATTAGAAATCCTTTCGAAATCCTCTCGGTCTCCAGCTATTGAGGCAAGCTTACCTGCATAATCTACCATTAATACTCTAATATCGATGCCTTGATTACGCAATTGAACTATCCTCTCTTTTATGTAAGTTGTATTAGTAATCATTGCAGGTACCCTCTCAACCACCAATTCAACCCCAAATCTTGCAAGCTTTCTTAAATGTTTAGCTTCAAGTTTATCATACTCACCTGAGTATAATTCCTTTTTGGTTTTATTGATACTAGATTGAATAAATCTGTCCATGATTTGGTCTTTACCATTCTCGGTATCTACGTATAATACGGATTTCTTCATTCGAAGATAACCTCGGGCAAGGTTTACCATGAAGAAAGTTTTCTTTGCTTTAGGTTTATCCAATATTACATTAATAGAATGTTCGGGATAACCTCCTGCATTAGTAAGGTCATTTAATTGCCTAAAGGGACAGGGTATTACCGAGGGTTCTGATTGTCTTTTAAACTGTCTCTCTGTAATATCTCGAATCATGTATATAGGTTCGTCCTCTTTCTTTGGTTTACTTTTCTGAAGTACTTTTTCAATCTTCCTTGAATACTCTTCATATTGTTCGAAGTTATCTAAATCAAAAGAGTCATTCAGGTTCTTCATTTCAACATAGGTAGAGAACTGGTAAATCTTTTCCTTGATATAATCTGCATCCGATAAGGGAATGTGATATAAATTGCTTATTAACTTATTGATATTAGGGATGTCATCCTTAGTTACCAAATCAATGTATGCCTTTGATTCTAGCAATTCTTTTAATACTTCTTTTAATACATTCTCTGAAGGCATCTTACCTTGCTTCTTAAAGTATTTTGATATACCCTCAAATATAAGGGCATGCTCAATAAGAACCAGGTAATTAGCTTTAATCCTTTTTAGGACTAGACCTCCTTCCTTATCTCTTAAAACAAACCGGAGTATCTCAAGTTGGAAATCCGGTGTGAAACTAAATTTGATGTTGTCTTTAAATTTCTTCATATCTATATTGCAATATTATATAAACTAATAGATTTTGATAGTACCGAGATAGTTCTGAGTATGTTGACAACTAACTAGAAACTACTAATCCACTACCTTAAGCTCCCGAATATTTAATATTATTATTTTATATAAGAAAAAATACTTATATTTGCATAACGAATATTTAAAAACATGGGAAAAAGTAAAGGAAATAATGGCTCAGAGCTTCATCGATTAAAACCTATGCAAGAATATGATGAAGCTACTTTCAATAGACTTTATAAAGTCTGTAAGCCAGTGATTAGGAATCTTACCAGACAGATTGATTATAAAAGGTTTAATCTTACACCAGATATAATTCAGTCTTATTTCTGGGACAAGATGTTATTTGTTTTTAATAAATACTATGGTGAATGTACTGAAGAACATCTCAAAGCAAGAATCCTTGCTTCCTTGAGTACATTTAAAAATAAATTGCTTCGTTCTGCATACGGAGAACAAGCAGAGTATAATCAAAGCCTCTTTAAACTGGATGATTTATTCGATAATGACAAAGAACTAGAAGATGATAGTGAAGAAGAGAAAGCTAAATCCGAAATGATAGATATGATGTATACTTATATGAAAAATAAACTTTCTCCGGATGCTTATCTTTTATTCGAAGTATTAATTACTCCTCCCCCCTTCATTAAAGAGAGACTCGGAAATAGTACAAGGATTACTAATATAATGCTCATAGAATTCTTCGAAATGCCTAAGACTAATGAATCCATGAGATATATTTCTGAACTTAGACAGGATATACAGTATTGGGAAGATAGAGCTAAAGAAGAACTTAGATATTAACACAAAAGAAAAGGGACGTTTCCCAACGTCCCTTTCCGAGTGTTTACTCTAAACAAACTATGCAAAACAAAAACAAAACAAGAGTTTACTTAGACAATACAAATAATACACATGAGTTATATTAACAACTAATTACGACCTATGATATTTTTTGAATATATCTTAAAGTAATAGTTGGTGGTAACTTTTCGATAGTCAAGGTATCTACCGAAGTCTCTTGTAGGAAAGATTCTCCTATTAAATTCCAACTTACTACAATAGCACCATCTTGAATACCCTTGGTGGGAGTCCCTCTACCGAAGTCTCCATTTAAACCCGTTTCTCTATTAAAGAAAGATTGGGGTCTAACATTCTCCCAGTTATTGGCATCATCCTGTTTACCTTTAGATACACCGAGAGCATGCCTATGTCTTGGTAAATCATCGCCTTTCAATTTAATAACAAAGTTACCTTTAGTGGGAGTATAGAAATCCCCAATATTCTGTAGCATCATCTCGTCTCCAATTTGAATACCTCCGGCCTGATATCCTATTACTATCCTACCTGAAGCCTTTGTATATTCAGCCCATCCTTCAGGGATTACATCGGTTTCCCATAAAATTATTGAACCTATGGGTAAACTAGCAGTATTCAAAGAATCAGAGAATTCCTTTCGGAGAGCTTCTAGTTGCCCATCAATGTATTGCTTAATATTCAATAGATTCCCATTTTCATCCTCTACCGGAAACCCAGTATTCATTTTCTCTACTTTAGTTATGGATTCTTTCATCATACTGTGAGTAGCAGTAGTATATGGGATCTCCTGGAATTTGCCCTGATAGGGTACAATAGCAAAGTTCTCATTTCTTTTAGTCATAGCATCTGTACCCTTACCATATATCCCAATAAGAACAACAGAATTCTTATTGTTAGAATAATAAGGGCAAGCAGTCTCTACCATCTCTAGAAGATTACTAAGAGTCATACTATAATCCGAATAAATATCATTATTAAGTACATTGGGATTACGATTCTCTTCAGAAATTGGGTAGTATATATCTAGAGATTTTTTATATAACTCATAGAAACTTTCTGAAGATTCATTCCAATAAGCTACAAAATCTACTGGATTATCTACGGGTTCGGAGATAGTAGTGTGTACTGCAAACAGTAATACTTCATCGGTGGACCCTTGGGTTCCCTGAATATTCTCGATGGTCAATGTTTGTTCATCAGAGATAAATATATAGCCATCTCTTGAAATACACCCAAAATTTATATCGGGTAATTCTCCATCTTCAGAATCTTTAGACATATACCTTGCTGTAATCCTATCCTTAATTACATTAGCAAATTTACTACCAGAAACTCCCTGAGGAGAAACAACCAATTTATTACCATTTATGGTGGCTGAGCCAAATCCACAGAATGGCCCCAAACCAGAAGGGGCAGCAATTGCTTCGGCTGCTTCCTTAGATTTGATTATACCTTCATACTTAAAGTACGTTTTCATTGTTCTTTGTATTTTTAAAGTTATTCTTTTGTTCTGCCATATCCCTGAAAGCTTCTCCGAGTTCATTAAATTTGAGAGTTAACAGCTTAAAGATTATCTTCCAGATACTATATTGTTTTTTAATGCCATGTATTTCACATATATGCCCATAGATACTATCTATTTCGAAGCAATAGCATAATATCATTATAGTAATGGATACTTCTATGGGATCTACTCCATAGGGTTCTCCAATAGCTTTCCCAATTATAGCCCCAAGTAAGATATAACAAATATAATCAACCAGCTTATTTAGGGTTCTCCTACCGGCCCTTGACTTTCGAATGACTATATCTTGTACTCTACTTGCAGATATACCAAACCATAAATCTGAAAGTATCAATATTATGGCAAGTAATATCATCCACCTAAGGTCATAAATAATTTGGGTACATTCTCCAAATAAACCAATCATTGAAGTCTTGAACAGAGATTGAGTAGTAGTCTCTGTTACATTGTCTATTGCACTCTTTATCATACTTCTTCAATTTTCCACATTTGATTACTATAAGTGGTAATGGTAAATGTCTTCTCAGAAGTGTCATTTGATTCCCATTCCAACTTTTGAGGATTAACGCTTAATAAGTCAGCATCTACTACCGTAAACTTAGCCCGTACCGAAGTATCGGCAACTGATTCAAAAATGTATTCTCCAGCGGTAGCCGTAGTAAATTCATATCCGGCTCCACCAGCATCAAAAGTAGTTACTTTGCCAACTTGTCTAACTCTACTATCGAATTCAGCTTTATTAGAATTACACCTAATTAAACAATATACTTGTTTAATGGTACCCTTTAATTCGGCATAACTTGGGTCAACGGTTAATTCTATAATAGTAGGGTAATCTTCCAATATTACTTGACATCTTAATGAAGAACCATCATCTGCCACAAAAGTATAAGTACCTACTTTAGTTAATACAATCTCGGATTCAAGATTATAGGTTTCCCCAGTTTCATCACAAGTTGCAGTACCCCTTACATTGACCCCGTTTTTCATTTCTTCAAGGCTAAATTTACAAGCTGATACTTCATCCAATAACTGATATACTGCATAAGTATCATCAATTTGGCTTTCGGGTAATGACCAGTTAGGTTCTTTCCACTTTGAATCTGAAGGATCTGAAGGAACTATCTTTAGTTTGTTCTGATATACAACTGGGGTACTCTTAACTACCCAAGTAGTCTTTGCAGTTGGGTAGGCTACAGATTGGAAAGTATAAGTACCTGCTCTATTAGTAGTATATACATACCCGTTTTCAGCATTGAAGGTTTCCCCAGTTTCTACTACTTTAACTCGGTAATCATCACCATTACCCGAAATACATTGTATTATTACGGTAGTTTTTGCAGAACCGTTATATAGAGTAGATGTAGATGGATTAATACTGATCCTATATATAGCAGTTTTACCTGAAACTACTTCAAAGATACCCACACCTTCATCAGTTTCTCTTTTATCTAAAGTACATTTGAATTTATAAGTACCATAACTGTTAGCAATAAATTTATCCCCATTCTTGAAAGTCTTAGGATTACCTATTAACCTACAATATAATTCTCCAGTAAATGACTCTGGGTAATTTGAAGTTATGGTTAAAGTAGTAACTGCATCCTTCATAGTTTGATTATTTCCAACTCTAAATTCTGAGGGTGTACATCTTACCTTATAAGTAACTTCTTCTTGGGTTACTACAAATGAAGTTTGTTTTACAGGAAATTCCACAATCTCAAAAAAGTAAGTACCGGGTTTTGTAAATTCCCAAGTTGAGCCCGATATTTTTACTTGATCGGTACCCACTAATCGAACATTACAAAGTTTCTCTGTCCCTTTATAGGATACTCTAGCTATCACCCTTGTACTAACCTTTAAAGTAGTTGGGGTTATTTTACCAGTTATGGGCTCACAAGAAATAATATATGAACGGTTATAAGTTTCCTGCCTTACGGTAATTTGGGTTATCTTAGAATTATCCCCAACGCTTCGAAAGTAATAAGTACCAGCCCTTGGAATATTAAATACCGAACCACTTTCATGTTTAGTATAACCCCAGTTAATTCTATCACTCGATATTTGATATCTCAAATCTGCATTCATCCAATCTGAGGTTACAGTTACCAATACTGGTACTTCATATACTTCTGAAGTAACTAAGTTGGGCTGGTCTGGGTTTACCAACTCGGCCTTAATCGAATACCCATCATTTACTACAAAACCGTAATCTATAGTGAAGGATACATGATAAGGTATGAATCTAGTAAAGAAACTTTCTACGGCTTCCCTAAATTTTTTAAAAGCCTCAGAATTAGAAGTATACCCATGACCAGTAAGTTTAAAACTTACGGAAATACATTGAGAACAATCGAAGGTGTTATCAAAGGTATATTTACTATCGTACTGATAGTATTGGTCAAAGTGGGGATGACCTTTTATCCAACCATCATACCCATCGGCTTTTGCTGGGTCTGTTATTACACAGGTTAACCCATATAACCTCATCATGATCTCGAAAAATTCTGATGTACCCCTTATTTTGAAAAGAGATACCGAATATCTCAAGATGTTTCTTACCTGAGTACTAGTTAAAGTAAAAGGTCCCTCTTTGGGTATTATCCAAAGCTTTGATAACTCCTGGAGTTTACTATCCGAGTAGAACCCATTAAAGTACTCTGCCCATTTCTGTGCATCTATCGTGTTCCCATAAGCAAAGGGCATTTCTCCAAGAAATTGCCAAAGGAAATTGAGATACATATCTGGGGTTTTATCTATATCGATAATATCCAATATATTCTCAATATCCTTTGTAATATAATCTTCAAAATGCTCTCCACAAATTTCTAGAAACCTCTCTAAGATGCCTTTACCATTTACCTTATAAGTATCTTGGTCCTTATATTCGAATGGTAAAAAGTCGATTAGATTTTTGAGGTTTATCATTATACTATTTCGTTAACTGTTAATGTTAATTGTGAAGCATTCTCGAATACTGGCAAATTAAAGCCAGGGTCTTCATAATCATGGTTTGGTTCAGATACTGTAATAGAATATCGATAACCTGATTGATAGCTATTGTTTTGGATATCCAATGAGAAATCAAAACCATTAGCTTTATCTATAATCTGAATAGAGCTACCGACTGAGCCAGTAGTTACATAACCATTCGATACTGAACGTACTGTAAAAGTAGTTGAGGAATTGAAGGTTATGTAGTAAGTCATAGAACCCTTTGCCTTGTTCAATTTAAATTGGCCAAGGTTTAATTCCTTATTACCATAAATGGTAGTAGGCCAGGGTTTAATATAGAACTTAGTAAGGTGAAGGTAATCTACGGTTGATAGATTATCTATCAGGGCATAGATATCTGATACTCTTACGCTTCCTCCTATTTGAGCTTGCTCCGGAGAATAGGCATTATATAAAGCCGTAAGAATTTGAGTTTGTATCTCTGGAGTCTTATAAGACTTCTTACCAGTAACTTCCATCTCTAGAATAATCTGAACCTTGCCTGCAGATTTAACCTTTAACCAAGTAGTCATAGGTGCTCTTTGAGATAATAGGTTGTATACCCTATTTATTAATTCAGAAGAAGCAACAGCTCCACCATCAGGACTGATATATACTGTAAGCTTTCTACCACATTCATAATCGGCTTTAGCTTTGTTTACCCCATCAACCAACATAGCCAAACTTTCGAAATCCTCTTTGGTAATTGCTACTCCCAAAGTCTTTACACTCAAAGGTATATGTTCCTTAAGCATTATAAAGTTCTCATAGTTTGAACCACCTCCAGCATCATAAGCATTACTTACTGTAGCATCAGTAATTGAAGAAGAGATTATTGAGGGTACAGAAGTAATGGTATTACTCTTTACATTACCTTGAGTACCATTAGTTAAGTAGAATACTACATTGGTTATTTTTGCACCTGCTGCAGGTTTCTTACCGAAGGTTCCATCCCCAAACATTATGTAAGGGTTAAGAGCTTCATCTACTGAAACCATAAAGTGTTTATCCGTTGGCTTTGATTTTGCAAAGGTATCTACCAATACCCAAGTTTCTCCACCTATCTGTAAAGACATAGAGCCCTGTTCATAGTACTTACCATTAGGCAATGTACCAAGGTGAACTATTACCCTGTCTCCAGTAGGTATTAGCATATTATTAAGAGCACTTGCAGTATATTTCTCATGTTGAATTATAGGTACTTTACATGTGGTTACATTTGAATACCAAGTTACATCTCTAGCAGATAACCAAGAGTTACCACTGGAATCTGTAAATAGAGTTCCTTGAGGTATGGTTAATTTAGCTCCAATGGAATTACCAGTAATACTTCTGGATAAGATTACATCTACTGTAGCAGCAATCGCTGCTCGAGCATGATAATCTACCAGAGCTCCATGTTTAACTACCGAATCATACCTTCTTGCAGTAGATAGGAAGGTTTCCCTTGCCATATTATCTACATAATAGTGAAGTACTTCGGCAATTGCCGCAAACAATGAGAGGATGATAATTAAGATATTCCCCTCCGAATAATCCGTTATGAGTTTCTGACCCTGAGGGTCTTTAAGCCCCATAAGGGATTCAACCAGCTTGGCCTTAATCTGTTGATAAGACCTCTGGTATGGATTAAGCCATTTATTTGTGATTCCCATATTATTGTGTATTTAATGAATTATCTGACCTATCATAGGTGATATCGAGGTACTGACTAGAATTTGTTCCATTTATTACATAAGCTACTTCTATGTGTATTTTTGCATCAACTCTAGTAACTGTGATATTTTGGAAGGTTATTCTCTGTTCCCATGCACCTATGGCTTGTTTTAAAAACTCTTTAATTATAAAACTTAGGGCTTGTGAGTTTGGTTCCTCAATACATTGCCATAGTTTACTACCAAAGTTTTCCTGTCGAAATCTCTGACCTATCATATAATACAATATAGAACTTATATTATCCCTGATAAGTTTAAAATCCCCGTTTACTGGGTACCAACCTCTTTCCCCATTTTCATTAGTTGTAAGTTGGATAGGATAAGTTACACCTATACCAACTAAGTCTGTAAAGTAATTCTTTTCCATTAGTGTATGCAGGTTTTATCCTCATAATCGTCTACAACGAATTGTGAGAAAGGTTTAGTTATTTGAGTTAAAGTTGGGCCAGAAGAACCTGGCCCAGTAGTTACACCTGAGTGTACATGAGAGTTGAACATACTACGAAGTTGTTCTAGTTCTTGAATAGTTTGATTTAGTTTTTCGGTTAGTTGGGCAATATTGATTAACCCATGATTTTCTCCAGTATTTAATATAATGGTATCACCTGAGGATATATTGATATCTTTATTAGCTGATACTATTACGTTAGATTCAGAATAAACCGATACGTCCCCATTAAAGTAGAGATTTAGTTTCCCATTATCATCGTCTATTATAATGAGGTTACCTTCAGGAGTAACTATCCCCATTTTATTTGGACCGTCTAATGGTTGAGGTACTTGATTCATACCCCAACCATGGTATTCCCATAATGGTTTAGTAGGGTCACCAAATTCAAAAGTAATGAATACTATATCTCCTACCTTAGGGGCTAAGAACTTAAACCCACTACTTATTGAACCATGTTGGCCTTTCGGTAAAGCCCAAGCAAAGGTACCTCCCATTACTTCTGGTATACATACTTTTACCCTATTCATCTTCTTTTCGGTATCATTATTATCAACAACTATACCTCGGTATATAGAGTAGTATCTTCCAAGACCCTCTAATCCTTCTTCTGTTATTATCTTTGCAGTTTCATAGCCCATAATTACCTCGCTTCCTTATTCTTGATATATTCTTTGAATCTCTTTATGGCTACTTCCATATAATCGAATTTAACCCAATAATCATCGGGTACTTGAATATCTTTGATGGTTATCTTTCCGGGTATTACCTTACCTGAAGAAGTAGTTAAACTACCAGAGCTTACAGCTATACCTTCTGCTTTCTCGATTGGAGTCTTAGCTAATACTTCAGTATAGTAAGCCTTCTTTCGAGCCATCTCATCCCTACGTTTAACATCCAATACGTTTCCTTCCTTATCCATAATACCAGATTCAATGAAATAGGCCACCTCATTGTAAGTCCAACTCAAATCTAATTCATTGATATTACTTAAAGCTTTCTTATCTTTACCCTTAGAGGTTACAGCATTAGCTTTAGCATCATTAGCTACAACCGTTTGAGTAGACAGTCCAGTCTTAGAAGTAGTAGAACCAGCCCTACTCGAATTCTTTACTAACTCTAAATTAGTTACATATCCCTGGCCTGCATCCATAGAGTGGGTACATTGTTTTATATACCAAGGACCAGACCATCGTTTACCAACATTCTCTAATATTAATACCTGAGAAGAGGCTAGTAAGGGTCTTCCAACAACTTGCATCTGACAAACCAGTTTACTCTCTGTATACCTTAAACCACCATTAGCATTAGCATTAGCTGCCCAAGCCCACTTATCTATCCCCCCATATCTACTGAATAGATTATGGTAAAGTTTGTACAGGGGTATCTCAACATTAGCTTTTTTCCAATGTTGAACTTTCACTGTAACGCTATAAATACCCAAACTCTGATTTAATGGGTTTTTATATTTGATAACCGGGGTGTCATCGATCACCCTAGTATAAGGGCCTTTCTTTAAAGCCGATATACCTCGATAAACACTTTCTTCATCCTCTAATCCCCAAGCAGTAGCTCCACCCTTGGGAGTATGCTCTGGGTCAAAGTCTCTTGGGTCCAGGTCTTCTATGACCATGTATTCCATTTGTTCTTTACCCTCGAAAAGGTATCTTTCATTCTTGAGGATATTGTATATATCTTCATCTAATGTTTCACCATTAACTACATTCTTAAGGGCAGCATTTAAAGCTGCACGCCTATCAGCCGGAAATTCTTCTCTTTGAATGGTTTTATTTATGATACTTCTTACCTGATCTGTACTAAGTTCATTAAGGAATTTTTCCTTACCTTGTCTATAAGCTTCGGCGGGATTAGAAGCAGAATACTCTGCTACATCTTGATTCCATTTGTCATCTACTTGTTTCCTAGCTTCAAATGAAGCTCTTAAGTTAGGGTCAGTCTTTAGGGTATGATTTAACCTCATCTGCCTGATAGTAGGTATATCTTGGGGATTATTCTCTGCTCCATATTTACCTATTGAGGTTTTCCAATTATTATAATAGACCCCATTATTCTCATTAGCTACTATCTCGGGTAATTTTTCAGTATCATCAATCCCAGTACTTAATACTTCTAAATCTTTACTCTCTGGATTAATAGCGGGAGATAGTGTAGCCTTAACTCTCTTAGTTACTTTTTGAGTAGAAAATTGAACACTAAGTACTTCCCCATTCTCTCCCTGATAAGTATAAACAGTTACTGGTTCTTCATGAAATTTCCTATTATGTATATAAATAACATTATCTCTTGAATCTATATACCAAGGGCCATTAGTATAACCTCTCATCTTTTGTTCTAATTGAACTAAGATATTCTTGCCAACTAATCCGAAGTCACTATTGATTAGGGCCTTCAAATCTTCTGGCATAGCCACTTCTGCTACTCCACTGTACCTATTAGCATAAAGCACCTTTCCAGTAGTAGTACGAGTATTCTCTGTAGGTACCTGTAGTGACTCATATACTTTATTACTTATTATTCGTTGTTCCATTACTGAAAGATTTCTATGATTACACCTACACCATTATCACAACCACCATCTAAATAGGAAGATAAACTATTCTCTGAAGCTTCAGAGAAATTATATGGTGGCTGATATCTTAAATCACCAATAGAGTCTATACACTTGATAGTTACATGGGTACCAGTAGAATCAAACTTTGCCTCAAAATCCCTGACCTTGATAGTTTTAATTGGACCCGATACAAATTGACCGTCTGGGTATATGTATCCCCACTGTAAGCATATCACATTACCTTCTTGTAAAGCCTCTATGTCCACAGTATCGGGATCTCCAGTATCAAATGTAATTGTAGCAAGATTTTCTTTTTCTTCATCATACCTATAATTCCAGGTACTAATATAAGCTCCAAGAGGTATACCAGTAATGGGATTCATTATCGGCATACCTCTAAAATCGAATAGAGCCAAGTATGGTTGGCCCATTCCGTTATATAATATGGGTTTTTGTTTAGCTGCCATAAGCGGGGATTCTTATAAATGTTCCACTTTCTACCTCTTTAAAAGGGTTTAGTATACCATTAGCTTCTGCAATAAGATACCATTTACCTGAATCCCCATAGTATTTATAGGCTATATTCTGTAAAGTCTCTCCATCCTTAATGGTATGTTGAATATCATTTGAGGATGAAGGTACAGAAACTACTGGAGTTTCTAAAGAGTAATCTCCATCTCCGTAATTTAGAGCATAGGCATTATTATAAGGGCTAGCTCCCGTCAGATATTGGTTAATATCAATCATATTTAATACCTCCCGTCTTTTTAAGTGAATCCGAATTTATAAAATCTCCATAGGATAGATTATATGCACTTACTCTCTTGAAAATCAATTCTTGAGTTGCTGCTGCAGGTAATAACCTACCATTACCAAAGGTAGCTGGCTTTCCAGGTACCCTTATCCTATAACCATTCTGAAAGTTCTTCAGAGTATAGGTTGCTGAAGTAAGGATGTAATAGTGATTATCAAATATACCCGAATCCCCCCATTCTATCTTAACAATAGGCGGAGCCGATTGATAACCGTTAGCTTTAGTCCAGGCCTCTAATAACCTACACTTATTAATTACCTCCTCTGGATTCTCTGGGTCATTACAGTACCAAGATACATTGAATTGAATGATGTCCTCAGCACCAGTAAAGTGATACATAGGAGTATTCCTTCCCATGGATTTGATAGTTGCCCATGTGGTTTCTCCCCTGAAGTCCAACTCTGGAGGTCTATTCTGTAAGGTAATATACTGAGTAGGGTTAACAGTCATATTATATATCCTTACCTCATTCTGATATATGATATCAGCTTTAGCCTCAAAGTTTCTGTAATTAGTGGTATTCTTATTCCCTTTTGCTGGGTCTACTCCTTCACCTTCTTCTAATCTTGGAAATTGTAATTCCATTCTCCATTTAGCCTGGAGCTGTTTGTTTAGGGTTGGATTCTTAGATGATATTTGAGCTTCTCCAATTACTCCATTTGGGTCATAGAGTTTACCCTTTTGAGCATCATCCTTTGGAAGAGTAGAAATAGTTCGATTGAGTAATATCCGAGCTCTCCATAGTTTATTTAAGGGACCCGTAAGAACTCCTGCGGTATCCCTTGTAAGGTCATTATATTTTTCAACGACCTTACCTGCTGCTTTATTTAATACTCTAGCCATAGTGTTTTAATTTTATAATCCTAATGCTACACCAGTATAATCTTGCTGAGAACCCAAAGAGTAATCCCCCAATATCTCACCATCTACACTGATATTAATCTTACCGTCTTTTAACCCATCTCTAATAGCTGATCTCATTGCATTCAAGAACCTTTCTTCATTCTGAGCTCTGATTGCAGATGGGTCTTCTTTATCTTGGGCATTAGTATTCCTATCTACTGAATCAATAAGTCTACTACCTACTTCTATTAGTAAAGGTAAACCTACGGTAATAGCTAATCCCCAGGGTCCACCAATTAACCCTAATAACCTACCACCTACCGAAGCTAAACTTCTAGTAGCAACAGTCTTAGCAGCTTGTTTACCAGCTTGATTAGCTACAGTACCTCCAACTACACCTCCAATGAGTGAAGTGGCTGGAGACATCCCTGGATTGGGTGTTTTAATATATCTACCGGTTTTGGTATTATAAAATCTACCAGCTTTGTTCATACTAACTCCCCCCACCATCATCTGCAATTGAACCATGGTCCTCATGAGATTTACCATACTTATCATATGAGCTTCCATAATAGCAAATTGGGTGTTCGTCTTAATGGCTGCTGCAGACATACCCTCAGTAGAAGCAGTAGCAATAGTTTGTAAATACCCAACAGACCTAATAATACCTCTTACAGTATTAAACCCTGCAACTATAGTACCCACTACTACTGCAGTAGCTCCTATCCTAAGACCAAAGCTACCAGCCCAAGTTTCAGAGATAGAATTTATTACGTTGATGATGGAATTACCCATATTAAGTACTGGGGTAAATATTCTACCCAAAGCTGCACCTGCGGTAACTGTTAAGTTCTCTATACTTGATTCGAATTGGTCAATGACACCCGCATCGGTTTTAAGACGTTCTTCATTAAGTCTATTTACTGCTCCCATGTTTTGGTCATAGGTAGCAAGTATCTTACCCATCTTATCTCTACCAGAAGCAATATCTCGAAGTACTGGAAGCATACCACGATTACCACGAACACCAAAGATATTGAAGAAGGTTGGTGTTTCTATCCGTGAAGGTAAATCTACTGCCGCCTTGGCAAATTTCTGATAGATAGTGTAAAGATCTATAAGGTTACCTTGAGCATCGAAGAATTCATCGGGACTTAAGCCCAAGTCTGCTAAAGCGTTATAGCCTTTCTTTTTTTGATTAACAAGAGAGAGTTGTAAGTAACGAATCATATTAGCCAGAGAGGTACCTGCCATAGAACCCTGTATACCCATATCCCCCAATACACCAATAGCAGCAGCCGTTTGCCGAAGGTCTACTCCAGCAGTTGCCATATCTGCTCCTGCATAAGATATGGACTGGGCTAAGTCTGTCAAAGATATATTTGCATTAGTAACTGCAGTATATAAGTCATCGGTTACTCTAGCGGCTTCTCCCATTGGGATTTGGTACATTGACATGATATTAGTCATCAAGTCAGCTACACCACCTTTCTGTCCCACTGGCATAGTAAAGATTGAAGCCAGCTTAGATGCTGGCCCAATCATTTCTTTAATAGCATCGAATTTATTACCTGCCATAGCCAGGTATCTTTGTCCTGATGCAACATCCGAAGCAGTAAGAGGAGTTATCTCATTGACATCTTTTGCCAATTGTAACATCTCTCTTTGTTCTGCAATGGTAGCACCGGCAATTTTCGAAGCAGTCCAAACTTCATTCTGAACACCCGCAGAGTATTTATAGGCCCTTGCCATTCCCCCTACGAGCTGCATTCCGAAGTCCATTGTATTAGAAGCTGACATCTGTATACCTCTATTCCAGGTACTCATGTCATTCATCATAGTTCTGAATGACCCAGATATCTTGCCAGCCTCTTGAGAGAATCGGTCTTTTAATACCATGGCAACACCGACCTCTACTATACTCCTACTGGTATTCATAATTTATTTTCTCTTCTTTAATTGTTTATAATATTGTTCGGCCATTTCCTTAAATATTTTCCTGATTCTATACGGAAGACGTAAAAAGCCGAAATAGTCTAAGGCTATTTCGGCTCTGGTGATATAAACAAAATCACTCTCTAACATTACTCTTCCGTCAGGTAGAAAAAATTGGGTGCCCAAACTATAGGATAAGTTCTTTCTTCTCCAGTTAAGGGATTAGTAATATGGGACTCTCCCTTAAAGATAGGGTCAATAGAGATTATATACTTTCTCATCTCAGCCATATCCTTTGCAGTAAAAGGAGTAAAGTTTTCTACCTTCTCCCAATTACCGTCTACTTCTAAGTAAAGATTCCGACAAAGTAAGGGGGCATTCTTAGTTTGTTTATCCAAGGGTAACTTCATGAACTCTTGTTCTCCCTTACCAGTCATACAATCAAATTTGATTTTCTTGCCCGATGAAAGAAGGTATTCATGACCGGTTAATTGAATACCCTTTGGATAATAAGGGATGGCATCTGGTTTTTCATCAAATACCCTATTATCAGTGGGTACTTCTGAATAATCGAAAAGGAACTCATGAAGGTCTTGGCCATAAGTAACTTTACCACCGTTCTCTTTACCCCAGTCATATTCAAATTCTACTTCCTCTCCCAGTGAGAATATACGAGAATTGAAAATAATTGCATAGCGGTCATTGACTGGTAGATTGAGAGCATCATCAACGGTTAGCTTACCGTTAGGAGTGGCATTAGTTCTAATTACGATTGCTGCAATAAACTTGGTAAGGTTCATTAAAGTTTTCATGTCTGAAAGGTTACTGAGAATGTCTTCATCAGCTCCATTCTGTTCTCTAATTTCATATTCGAAACCAGAGGGTCCGGTAAATCTAAATGTTCTAAATTCCATAATTTTGATATATTTAATGTTTACAAATGTTCATAGTACTCCGTATAACAACAAGAAAGGGGTGAGCTCCTATCACAGGAATCCCACCCCTCCACCGAATCTTAGTGAAAATAGACTAAGGAATTAGTATTTGTCTGCAGTACCCACCGAGAACTCTATGGACTCTATGGTATTCTCTGAAGCCATTCTGTCCAAGTCTAAGCCGGTAATCTTACATGGCCATACCTCTTCGAAGACGTGGGTATTAAGAACCGAAACTCCATCTTCGGCAAGTTCGTTTACAATAGCCGTTTCCCAATATTGGCTTGGTACTAAGCCACCACCAACTATATGGTCTTGGCAAGAATAGAGCCAGTCATGAAGCCAGGTATCTGAACCTGCAGTAGTCATAAGTTTCTCTACGATAAGATTACCTATAGTAACCCTACCAGCAGTTTTAACATCTCTATTGACATCCCCATGAGCCACCTGGTCAATCTCAATATCAGGCAAAGTACAACTTTGGAATAGATAAGTATTGATAGGGTGTTTGGGGAACATGATACTCCACAAGAATTTCTTCCGTGGATTTTTTACTTTTGCTCCCATCGTTATATGTTTATAGGTTATTACTTGTTTCTACAACTGATACCGACTTAGAAGCAGCATCAATTACAATCTCCATAGTTACCTCTTGCATAGGAACTACGTCTTTATACTTAAGGATAGCACGATATTTACCTTGACGGGCATCTGCTTCGTTATTTACGGAAAGATCATCCCAAGAAGTTGCATCCTGGTCACCCATCCAAGTATATTCTGTCATGGCATCTTCATCTACCAAAGAATCTAATGTAGGTTTAACTTCCAACCAAATTCTTTTCCAAGTTCCCCAAACGTTGGGTTCTTCCAAGTATTTGTTAAGTACTGGACGAAGGAACTTCTTCAAATACAAATTCAATCTTACGATTGAAAGGAATCTTTCTGAATCCTGTTTTACCTGAGAAGAGAAACAATGCCATAGCATGGTTTGTTTACCTGCATCGGGAGTATCTTTGATTACCATCTCATTGATATAATTCTGAGCAAGTGTGTTCAGTTCATTATATCGAGAAGGAGAACCATAATTTGGACATACGGGCCCAACTGCATCTCCAATAACTCCTCGGTTCATACCAGCAAAGGATTTCCAAGGACCATATTGAGTAGCAGAAGCATCTCCCAAACCTGCAATGGTACCCACTACATCAGAATCTTGAAGATTGCCGTTCTCATTGTAGTACTTAAGGCCACCTCCAAAGTAAGCAATGTACTTGGAATTACCCACGGTACCAAGACAAGTCTGTACCCAAGTAACCTGAGCTTTATAGTCTCTTGGTTGAGTACCCTGGGTGTAATGGGTTAAGTGTTTTGGGACTTCTATGTACAGTACCCATTCCATCAATTCTTTTGCCATATCTGCAGCAGCCTTATATACCTTGCGTACGTCAGCATCAGTAGTAAGGTGTTGAGAGATATGGGAAATGAATAATTGGTAAAAGTCAGTGTAGTCCCTTACTAAATCCAATGAAGCGATCCATTCATCAGCAGTAGGGTTAGAACCAGCACTACCTACGGTACCGGTAAATAGTTTCTCGGTATCTGAAGGAGCTGCTCCCCCAACTGTTACAGTAACGGCATTTTTTGTACCATCTACACTATCGGTAAGCCATTTGATTAAGTTCTCAAAAGATGAACCAGCAACTACTACCGGTTTGATATACTCTGAGTTCTTAGCAAAGGCACTAAGAGCAAGGTAATCTACCGAAGTATTATTGTTATCATCGGCAGTTTTATAAGTTACTACCGGACCTTGTTCAAGTACCTGGCCATTGCCTGAATAGATTCTATAATACAAGGTATTGGATTGTTTATAGAAACCTACCTGGAAGGTATCAGTACTACCGATTGGGTCTCCATAACCTTTGGTTACCAATCCCAAACTATAAGTAGTTCCCCCAGAAGCAATGGTTATCAATGCTGCAGGAGTAGCAGGGTCTGGAGTAGCAGAAGCAGGTGCTATACCTTCCTCTTCGGATTTAGCAACTGCGGATAAAGTTAAAGCAGTTGCAGCTACTGTACCTTGAGTAGCTCCCTTACCAAGCACTCGAATAACACGAAGCTTAGAACCACCTTGCAAAGCCTTTTCGATATTTGATACAGAACCATCGGGTACAATTTCAGAACCATAGATTCTTTGGAACTGAGAGAATGTAGAGATGATTTCTGAGGGGTCATCATAAGGGCCCTTAGTAGTTCTAGCCAATACACAAGAAACTCCTAACATAGGAGTAGTTTGAAGAACATTGTTGTTCTTAAACTTAAAATCAACATGAGGTGAAGTTGGCATAATTCTATTGTGATTAAAGTTAATTACTCGTTTAATTTATACCCTAGAGTATTGTACCTATACCTTAGGTACTTTTAACTCTAACATTTCATTTTCGTTTTGTTCTAACAAACCAATGAGAACTGATATATCCTGGATAGGTGTAAGTATACCTTCTTCCAGGGGTTTTTCTGGAAGAATACCATCTTTACATATGTAAGTATATACCTTTTCAAGTATTCCATGTTCTACATCTGGATGATCATAATAATTACCAATTTCAATGAATAGGTTTCCGGTTGGGTCAAGCCTGCCCTTGCTCCATTCCTCTAAGTCATTAAAGTATGGTCTTACATATCCTCTAGCAGGTAAGCCAGTATATAAGATTGTATGCAATAATCTCATATCTGCTTGTGTTTGAGAAACGAGGTGTATATCAACCGTGATATCTTTAGTTTCATAGGGAAACTCTGAAGCTTGGTAATTACCATCTTCTAACTTATCACCGATGATATATTTGTTCACTCCAATATCACCAGCATAATAACCTTGCAGTTCGATTGTTATTCTGGGAAGAGTCTTAGGTCCTTTTACTTGATTATTCCCTATACCAAACAAAGGTATAAACTTAGGCATACCCTTGATAGCCTCTGCGAAACGTTTTTCGTTTTCTTGAGACAAAGGTAAGAAGTCTTCGGGATTTAAGGTAAGACCCATTTCTAGCATTGTGCTGAGGAGACATATATAGAATGTTCTCTCAACTACTTCTTCTGAATTTACCATAATTAAGCTTGGTCAGGGATAACTCTAAGTCCTTCATCTGCATTTGCCCAATTTACTTGGCCATCCCCTACTTGTATTTGAGCATCGACTACTAGAGTGTGTAAAATTCCAAAAAACCTACATTCATAATGAACAGTACAGGTTAATTCATCAACACTGGTAGTTGCTGCTGCAGGATAATTCGTAAACCATAGTTTCCAAGGAATGGGTTCTCCACTTGGATTTGGGATATTACCATTAACTGTTTCCCCAATCTTGGGTACTCTGAAGGGCCTAATAAACGTAGCTACCTCTTCCCCATTTATAGTGTACACTATGTAACCTCTAAAGGTAGCAGTCTTCACAGCAGGATTATTTACTGCAGAGTGACCCAATCCTGCCACTGGCCTAATTTCATAAGTAACTACTTTAACACTTGGAGATTGGGTTATATTAATGGCTTTCTCAAATTTTTCGCTTTGAATTAGCTTAACTACTCCGGTTCTTTCGATAGGGTTATAAGTACCTGACTGATACTCACTATTTCTTGATAGAGTTTTGATAATAGCTTTTCCTGGGTTATTACCTTCCTCTACTTCTTGAGTTACCTCTAACCAATCTACCGTAGTTTCGATTTTCCAATCTACTGCCCGATATTCATCCTGGGGTACATTGTTGAGGAACTTTTGTTGATAGCTATATACTTCTATCTCTAAAGTCTCACCTTTTTTAGTACCATCAAAGGTACGAGTAGTTACGTCTGGAGAAATACTCCAATAAGTACCCCAGGATTCTGCAGGAGTAGTATTGGCTTTCTGAACCAAGGTTACTTCTCTTTCTACGCCCTGTACTACTACCTTGAGAATCTGTTCTTTGATATTATCTCGGTCTTCATTTATTGCCTTCGGTTTTACACGAATAGTGGCAGTACCTGTTCCGGATAATGCGGATATTTCAAAATCTGCTGCCATTATTTTACCCTCCTTATTTCTTTTCTGATTTCATTTCGTATTTCCTTTTGTAAGGCCGCCTTTCCACCTGCAGCCTTAAATGCAGGACCCCAGAGAGGACGAGGTGGTAAGTTACCATCTCTACTACCATACTCTAACATGATAGCTATCTGGTTCAAGGTTTTTCTAGAAGTCTTACCAGTATAAGTAATCTTCTTGATTCCAATTGGTAAACCAACGAAAGTTCTTTTCTTACCTTTTACTAAGGTAACTGACCTGGCATATTGTCCAGTAAGATTTAGCATGGTATGGTCTCCATATTTCTTTATGATACCAGGAGCATGTGGTGGCCATGATACTCCTGAACCTCTTGGGGGAACACCCGTATTCAAACTTCGTCTTACTATACGAAGAAGTTGATTACCAAACTTTTCTGTACCTTTCGCATAGCCCTTGGTTAAGATACTTGGAGTTTTGGCAATCAGCATTTCTGCACGAGCTTGTTCTCGTTTATCTACGTATATTTCTAGAGGGCCAACTGGAATCGATAGTGTAATATTAACAGACTTACTTGGCATAATTCTTACTGTTGTTTAGGTTTATCCAATCCCAGCTCCTGAGCAATCCTTTGTAACAGAGCCTCTTGAGTAGAAATTCGTTGGTCCATGTATTGACGGAACTCCTCAAACCCTGGAGCAGGTTTACTTGGGGCAGATGGGGATTGGTTGATTGAATTTAGAATGTTATCGCATTCAGAAACAATTGCCTCAAACTTTGGTCGATTGTTAAGTATATTCAAGGCATTCTGTTTCTGCATAGTAACCTCATTAATTATATTCACTACATCGGTAGTATAATATACCCCATTATAAATACCTTCATCAGACTGTGATGGCAAGTATATGGTGAGTTGTGATACCGAATCTTGGATTACCAATTCGACACTGTTAACAAAGCCATCTTTAGTACCGGATGCCATGGGTTTACTCTCGCCTACCTTCACAATCTTTGCGGTATCGAAAATGGGATAACCAGACCGTCTGTCTTTTTCTAATGTGAAAATCATTTCACCTTTCTGTACCTTTTGGAAAATCAATGTTCTTTCGTCCATAATCATCTTTTATTTATTAAGTTTAAACCAAATGAAACTGCACCTGGATTCCTTTGCATGAAGTCTACCAGGCTTAAGAATGGATAGTATCCAAATTGATTTATGAGTACCTGAGCTTTGTTTGCTACTTCTTGTGCAATCTCTATATTGGGAGCAGGTAGAGCTAACTGTATCTTAAATTCGGTGAGTTGTTCTTTTTCCATAATTCCTTAGTTCAAGTGGTTAAAATGAAAAAAGGAGTACACCCCTGATAGATGTACTCCTTTCTAATCATCCTGGTATGACAATTGGTTATGCCGTTGTAGTACCTCCAGTAGTCTTCAGAGCTGCAACCACTTGGTTGATAATGTTCTGGTCTCTCTGGGCATCTACCACTCGGTTCAAACGGGCAATCTCCTGGTCCTTTGCAGTGTTCTCAATGAGACATTTGATTTCCTGTTGTCCATTCTTGATGTCACAGCAGCACCGAAGCCACCACCTACCAATGCACCACCCACGGCTCCCCAACCAGAGCCCCATCCTGAATGATCTCTACATCCGCAACCATCGTTACAACCTCTTTCCGCGATTACAGCGCCATCGCCAGCACCTTTTACTTCTACTCCCATAACCTTTTACTTCTACTCCCATAATTGTAAGGTTTTAAAGATTAATACTTAGGCTAATTATACATTAAATACAGAATGGTGTTGTATTTTTATTACAACACCAACTTAAATACATAATCATAGGTTATAGTTGCAGCACTCTGGTTAATATTAAGTGTTATCTTCTTATCAGATTCTGATTGAGTTACTGTTACTGTGGCAGACCTTGAGGATTCTTCGGTATTCTCTGAAGCTTTACTTGATACAGTCTTACCACTAACTGTAACGGAAGACCAAGAGGGAGTACCAGACAAATTTACACCTACATCATAAGTATCTGAAGTTTCGGAACCATTAATTACTTTTTTCTTATGGGATATAAAAGTCTTAGATAAAGTATCCCCTGAAGCAGCATGGTGAATGGATTCACTTGCACCAGCACCATTCCAATAAAAGTAGTAATTATAACCTACACTAGCACCACCCTGAGTGATATCCACATAATCAGAAGCCCCTCCATAAAAAGCCATAACTCTAACAGACCTACTACTTGTACTGGTATTCTCAGAAGCCCTAAGTGTAGTACCTGATAGACTAAATCCTGAGATACCATTGGTACTTAAACTTGGAGTAGCACTATCAGAGCCATCCCTTGTATTTGAACCTGAGGTATAGTTAGCATACCTGGGTCTACTTGCATTGGGGTACAAAGTTACACTACCTCCAGTATTACTGATGGTATAAGAACTTGCCATTAAGCTTACATTCCAAGAACCATAGGTATACCCAGTAAATTCGTTTGCTTCCTGGTATACTGGTACACTTACAGATTTGGTTTTACCATTTAGTGATAAGGTACCAGTAAGGGTTCCTACCAGGGTTCTAGATTTAACCGTAGTTCCCAAAAAACCTGCACTAACTGCAGTACCATAACTAATGCTAGCACCACTTGTAATCGTACCTTCTCCCGTTGTAGAACCATTCCATCCCCAAGTTTGAGAATATGAGGGCATAGTAGAGAATGAACTTCTAGTACCTCCACTTGCAGGTATATCGGATACACTTCCTCCACTTGCTGTAATCTCACTGTAGCTTTTATAACCTGCCGACTGAGAACAAGATACGGTTAACTTCTTCCCTGTTTCATCTTGGGTTAAGGTTACCGTACCACTTCGTGTACTGGTAGAAGTATTATTACCCATAGTTACAGAAGTACCACTTCCAGATACACTACCAGAGTTGGCTCTAGTATAAGTTAAAGCAATTTGGTTACCATAATTATGCCCATTTCTCAATTCTTGCTTGTAAGAAGTAACGGTAAAGGTTTTAGTACCTCCTGTAGCCCCAAATGACATAGAGGTAGGTGATACACTCCAACCATAACCCAAAGATTGAGAGGCCGCTGCTTGAGTGAAGGTAGCAGAAACGGTTTTACCAGATTCATCTTGAGTATAAGTTCTAGTATGAGCTCTTGAAGATAGAGCTAAATTTTCGGTAGCAATAAACCCCATAGTATCAGTAGACCCCTTTAACCAATCTGGTAAAGTTGTTCCGGTATGACCCACTGTTACCGAAGAGCCTTGAGCTACCCCATCCCAATACTTTTGTTTAGTTGAAGTTAAACCCATTCTAGCAGGGGTTGATTCTCCACCTATGGCAGGAAAAGTAAAGGAAGTATTTATAGCTGTAAATGTATACTTATAAGTTACCTTATGAATATCTTCGAGTTTGACACATTCATTGTTTCCATAGGAACTGGCATTGGATAGTTCCAACCCCACATAATTCTCCCCGGTTCCTGTCGAGGAGAGTGCTAACAATTCAGCCTTGGTAGGGCAATCATTTCCTGTCTTACCAAGGCCTACTTTAGTTTTGACAGCACTCCAGGTTGCTATCTCTCCCATGATTATTTATTTTTAAGTTCTTGAATCTCAGCCTTCAAAGCCTTAATCTCATCGTAGAGAAGTTTAATACCTTCAATTGCCAAAGTTGACATCTTGTGATATTTAACTTGTTTTACGAGTACATACTCTTCCCCATTGATTTCCAAAGTTTCGAATTCCTCTGGATTAGGTACTGTAGATTTCTCTACTGGAACTTCCTCTACATATTTACCAAATCCCAATCCCTCAAGATTCTGAGCAATAGTTCCCTCGTCCTCTTTACCAAGCATTTCGAATGACTTAGTTGGTATCTGGCAAATCTGTTCCAGAGTATGATTCAAATCCTTAATATTAGATTTGAGTCGAACATCTGAAGACTCTTTGAAGAAACCGGAAGGAGCAGTAGTCTTAGCAAATACTACCTGGTCGGTAGTTGCCAAACTCAATTGAGCTCTAGTTACTACGTGAGGATTATCTTTTCTACCAGCATGGCTATTGATAGAAGTCTGAGCAGCAGTACCTGCAGCCTTAGCATCAGCAATAGCAGTAGCTTGAGCAGTAGATACGGGCTTATCAGCATCGGAAGTATTATTAACATTACCCAATCCAACCTGAGTTTTAGTAACTGCATGAGGATTAGATTTATTGGCAATGTGATTATTTACCTTAGTTTCTAATGCAGTTACATCTGAACCAGTATCAGCAATCAAATCGTCAACGTAAGTTTTCAATTCTGTACGAAGAGCATTGATAGCATTAGTTCTATTGGTAATCTCATTTGCCAACCCCTGTACCGTATTATCCAAGTTAGTCTTATCTTGGGCAGTCATTACACCTGCAGTAGTCTTAGTTGCTGCTGGTATGGTGACATTCACCTCTGTACCTCTACTATATGAGCCCTCTTCGGTATTCTTTACCCATCTAAAATACTTTAATCCGAGATTATTCGTATTTTGGGTAACACTGTTTATTACCGTCATTATCTCCTGAGGTAAACTATTGATTAGTTTATCATGCTCATTATCTTTTGCAATACGAGCCTCTTGTTCATCCTCTATGGCTTTCGGTAGGGTTTGATTAAGTTTTATTACACTTTCTGCCTCCATCAAACCGGCTTCTTGAGTAGTGGCATTGGTTAGTGGAATAAGCATCCCCTCAGGCTGATCTATGTAATGACCCTGGTCATCTAAAGAAGAATAATTACACTGAATAATTATATTCCTCTTGTTTCTGTTAACTATTGAAATATTACTGATTAAATTTCTAGGCATACTAGATACCACATTCTCAAGATGTTTACCTCTACTACCCTCGAAAGCAGTACCTGCAATTTCTCCAATAATAAGGGAAGAAGTGTTACTATCTACGAATTTAGTACCTGACCAACGGAATTGATAAGGAGGTTCCCCATTAGCAACATTAATGTATATCTTACCAGATTCTCCAGTTACCGGAGTTTGGTGAGTAGCATCAGTATACAACTGAACATTAGTAAGACCTCCAGTAGAGCTTACTTCATAAGTAGCGTATACCTCGATTACATCGTCTACATATGAAGGCAAATGGTTAGCTGGTACCAATCCCTTACCATCCAATGGAGCAAACCCATCAGCTTGTCCCTTAGTTGCTACAAAGGCATCATGCTTGGCTTCTAGAGTATCAAGGTTATTCTGCAGTTTAGTATCAAGGGCAGTATCAGCATCTTTTCTATCTTGAATCTCTTTTTCTAAAGCAGCAGTCTGAGAATCTCCCAGATTCTTGATAGCTGTATCGATTGCCTTTTGTCTATCCTCAATCTCCTTAGCAATAGCATTGGGCAAAGTCTCATCAAGATTAATCTTATCTTGGGCAGTCATTACACCTGCAGTAGTCTTAGTTGCTGCTGGGATAGTACCCATTACATATCTACTACCCTTAACATAGACACCAGATTCTGAGTCTAGTTTAGCTCCAGCATGAGTAATGGTGACCTCAGAATCTGAAATTTCTAGATTGCTCCCAGAAGCAAGTACAAAGGATTCTGGGAGAGAATCAAATAACTTCTTATCGGCTGCGGTTTGTACACCTGCCACTTTATTCGTCGCAGGAGGTATATTTAGATGACGTATAGCATTTTCAATGGGATAATCTTCATATACTCCAGTATCGGGATTTATAGTAGATAAGTCCAAATAAATATCTACCATGTTATGGCGTTGAACTCTTCCATTAAAACCTCGAATGATATTTGAGGGAAGAGAATCAAACAATTTCTTATCTGCAGCGGTTTGTACACCAGCTTTTTCTGCAGTAGAAGCAGGTAAAGTAATTGGATTCTGTTCTACTGTACCATCTTCGATTACAGTTTTAGTAGCAGCAATGCCTATTGAAGTCTCATTTGGAGTTACATCCCCAAGAGCAAAGTTAACAGTAGTAATTCTATCTAACTCTACCTTATCCTTAGCAGTCATCGTACCGGCTTTAGTATCTGATGCCTGAGGCAAATCAAAGGTTTCTGTAGTATCAGCATTCAGACCATTATCCTTAGTTACGGTTACGGTTACTTTACTTGCATCGGAATCAGCCGATATATCTGTAAGGGCATTTTCATCCAACCCATCCAACTTAATCTTATCTGCTGCAGACATGACTCCTGCAAGAGATTGGGTTACCGGGAGAAGTTCTTTAATGGCCTCATTGGATTCTCCGTATTGGTTGTTAGAAACGTCCTTAGTAGAAATATTTACCTTGAAAGTAAGTTTAGAGTCATCTCTACTTATTTCACTTACACCAGTAACCATGGTATTAGGTAAAGCATCAGAAGTTGCTTCCTCGGCTACCAACCTTTCTTCGTGATCATTGGTAATATTGGTAAATTTGTTATCCAAAGATATATCTGCATCTATTCTATCTTGGATTTCTTTATCGATACGTTTACCAAGAGCGGTGTCTGCAGCAATACGAGCAGCTTCTTCTGCATCGATATTATCTTGAAGAACTTTATCAGCAGCCTTTCTCTCTTCACTCTCGGTATTAAGGTCAGAAGTATTCTGATCAATCTTTGCTTCCAACCGAATATCTTCAGCTTTACGAGCAGCAATTTCGTTATTTAACAGATCCGTAATGGACGTATAATTACCATTGATATTATCCTGAATACCCTGGATTAATTCCAGGTTACGTTGGATATTAGCAGTATTCTGAGTTACCAGAGCATTAGTAGCATTCAGGGAAGTTAACAACTCTGTACGAGTTTCACTTACAAAAGTTCTCAGCTCATTTACCGTAGTAGTAAGAGTATTACTCAGGTTAGTGAATGATTGTTGTAAAGTATTATCTCCCTGTTCTCGTAAGTTCTTTTCGGCTTCAAGCTTATTCTCCAACTCTGTAAGCTTAGCAGTCATAGTTGCTGCAAAGTTGGGATCATCACCGAGAGCCTTAGCAATCTCTGCCAAAGTGTCCAATACTTCAGGGGCTGAACCAATAATCTTTTGGATTGCAGCCTCTACTTGTTCTGCATTCTGAAAGTCAGAATCGTTTAATAACTGAGATACCTTAGTGATATAGTTTGCATGTTCTTCGATGCCATCCAACTTGGCATACAGCAAGTCAGTGAAATCATTTGAAGAAAGTACCTTGCCATCTACCTTATCTACCTTCTTATCGTCCATTGCCTGGTCTGCAGCAATTCTATCTGCTTTCTCCTGAGCAACAGCATTACTGATAAGAGTATCTTGATTAGCTCTTTCAGTTGATTCTTTATCGATATTGGTTTGAAGTAAAGTATCTCCAGCTAAGCGGTCATTCTTTTCGGTAAGGATATCCTTATTAATACCAGCCATATCATCCTTGTGATTCTGAAGGTTGGTATCAATCTTGGCCTCAAGAGAGGTCTCTTTGGCAATTGCTCGGTCTTTCTCTGCATTAATAGCAGTAGTGTTGGCATTTACCTTTGCTTTTAGTTCATTCATAGCATCGGTATTACCTGCCTCTAGAGAATCAATACGAACTCCCAAAGCATTATCACCAGCAATACGATTTTCCTTTTCTTGTTCAAGCTTAGTGTTAATATTACCTACTTCGGATTCCAAAGCTTGTTTGGTATTATCCAACTTAGCAGTAAACTCAGTACTCAAAGCTTTATCAGCTGCAGTACGGTCTGCTACTTCTTTATCTAAGTTAACCTGGAGAACTTGGTCGGCAGCCTTTCTTTCTACACTCTCAGTATTAAGGTCGATATTGAGAGTATCGATACGAGAACTCAAGGCACTATCAGCATTAGTACGATCAATGATTTCTTCGTTAATCATATCCTTAACTTCCTTGTAGTTATCACCTACAGTCTTAGTTAAGTTTGTGATTGCCTCTGAATTTCTTTCAATACTATGTTGGTTAGTGGCAATAGCAGTAGTATTTGCATTTACCTGCTCAGTAAGCTCATTACGCAATGCATTGATAGACTCTTGCATACTCAATGCCAAGTCTGAAATACGTTGGTTAACGTTAGCCAGACTTTGAGTATAGGCTTCATCTGCAGTCTTTCTTTCGGCAATCTCTTTATCCAAGCTAGATTGAATTGCGGCATCTGCATCTTTACGGTCTTGGATTTCCTTGTTAAGATTGTCTTTTACAACTCCAAGAGCAGCATCACCAATAGCAGACTTATTGTCTACATATTCTTTCAGTTTAGTTTCAAGAGCTGTATCAGCATCCTTACGAGCTTGAACTTCAGCAGCTACCTCAGCACTGTTTGCCTCATCACCCGCAATTCGGTCTTCGATTTCTTGGTTAACCTGTTCTGTGATTGCAGCCAATTTCTTGGTAATGGTAGTTGCAAAGTTGGGGTCATTTCCAAGGGCATCAGCAATTTCCTTAAGAGTATCAAGTACTTCTGGAGCAGAACCAATAATCTTTTGGATAGCTGCATTTACCTCTTCCTCAGTTTGGAAACCAGAATCGTTGATAAGCTGAGAAAGATGCGTAATATAATTTGCCTTTTCCTCAATTCCATCAAGTTTAGCTTTGAGTATATCGGTAAAGTCATTCTTAGTCAAAGAATAGCCTTCACGTTTATCTACTTTCTTAGTATCAAGATCTTTATCACCTTTTTCTCTAGCAGCAGCCTCGGCAGCAATAGCATTAAGCAATTGCTCCTTGTCTTCTACACCCTGCTCTTTTATATCTTCGATTTTGTGTTCAAGAACTAAATCCTGAGCAGCACGAGTAGTAGCCTCTGAATCGATATTGTTCTGTAATACTTGGTCTGCAACAGTACGGGCCTGAACTTCTTTATCAATATTACCTTGAAGAGCATTATCTGCATTGGTACGGTCTGTTACCTCTTTAGAGATTTCATTGTGAAGAACTTGGTCCTCAGAATGACGGTCTACCTTCTCTTGGTCAATTTTACCTTGAAGAGCTAAAGTATCTGCCTGGCGATTAGCGATTTCTTCGTTAATCTTAGAATCCAGTACAGTATCTGCGTTAGTACGATTTGCAGTTTCTTCTGCAATCTTTGACTCAAGGGATGCCTTATCATTGATATGGAGAGTTTTAAGGTCATTTACACTTTCCTTAATCTCATTATCGGCAGCAATACGTTCATCTTTTTCCTTTTGGATAAGATCCTTGAGTTCCTTCTCAAGTTCACTATTACCTTGATTTACCTTATCTTCAAGGTCTTTGATGTCTTCGGCATTCTTATCTACCTTCTTCTCAACTCTGTCGATTTCAGCTTTTAAGTCTGCCTTAACCGTATCAATCTTCTTATTGATTTGGTCTAACCCATATTCGAGGTTATCCTGAACTGCGGCTACTGCAGCACCCAAGGCAGCTTCAGCTTCCTTAGCCCGATTAACCTCTTCAGTTAAGGCAGTACGAAGGTCGGTTAATTTATTAGTGATAGTAGTTGCAAAGTTGGGGTCATTACCCAAAGCTTCTGCTAACTCTTTAAGAGTATCAAGAGCATCATCTGCACCATCAACCAAATCACTAATCATCTGTTTAACTTCTTCCTCAGTTTGATACTTTAAGTCATTTTCAAGCTGAGATACCTTAGTGATGTAGTTTGCATGTTCTTCAATGCCATCAAGTTTAGCTTTTAACTCATCAGTGAAGTCATTCTTAGATAAGTCATATCCTTCCTTCTTATCTACCTTATTTTTGATAGAAAGTACGAAAGCCCAGAACTCATTTATAGTTCCCCCAAAGCCAGCACGAACAAAGTCATCATAGTAACCCTGTAACAACCGCTGGTCAATCTCTTCGCAGGTGTAATATTTACTTACATACATATTTATAAAATTTAAGGATTAATTACTGAACGTTGACGACCCAGTAAGAATTCCGAATCTATATCCCTGAATGGTTCTCCCTCTGAACCACAGAAGGCATTCATTGGTATATTCGGATTTTCTGGATCTACATCTCCACCGTCTTCTATATCCCCCCGTATGCAAGCATAATCGGGAAGCTTATTTACACGGAATTTCATTACCTGGCCTATACCAGGATGAGGTATTATTTTATCCCAGATATCACCGAAGTAATCTTGAAAGCAGGTGACAAATTTGTTTCCGGTCATCGATTGAAATGCCGTTACATCGTTGCCATTACCTTTCATTTCAATATGAACTCCAGATGTACCATTAAGGATAACCAGATTACTATCAAACCAGATTCCACTGGAGGTAGTAATTGGGGTCCACCTCAGTACTAACATCTTTGCCATACACTTAATGTTTTATTCTACAAATTCAATTTTGGTATCTCGGTCTCTCTTTAGGATAACCATGAAAACTAGGGCCTCATCCTTTGCCTGAGCAGTTTGAGTGTCACCGGATGGTTTATACGTTATACCATTGATTACGAACCTATCTTGTTCCCAATTAAAATCCCAATATCCCTCAGAGGTAAGATAACCAATCTGTTCTATATAAGATTTAGAAATTAGTATTGATAAGTTTTCATCGTCCAATTCTCCAGTTACTGTAGCCTTATTAATTGGCCAGTTTCTGAAAGCATTGTAGTAACATAATGCCTCGATTTGGATATTGTAATACTTGGGTATACTATCTTCGGCATGACTGAGAAGTTGGTTAACATTTTTTGCCCAAGTTATGGTTTGTCTACCAGCATCCCAATCCAAGAAATCGGTGATAATTTTCTTGTATCTATCCCAAGAGCGGTTCTTTACCATTCTCCATGGTTCTTTTGTCATAGTTTAGTTAAAATTGAGTCATTACCACCCTTTACTGGTGTACTTGGGTTAGGCCCATCTAATATACCAGGTTTTCTTCGGTTAACTACCCTTGGTATTACAGTTCTGAATACTTCATCACAGAACGGTAAGTAGATTTCCAACCGTGAAGCTAACATACAAAGGTTCTTTCTTAATTCATCTATTAATCCACCAGGTTGCATTGCTTGAGAAAGTGTTTTCCATAGGGAACTTGTAGCATCTGCCAAGGTATCATAATATTGCACTTCAGTAGGCCCAGTAGTGATTTGTTTAATTCTATCACCTCGGGCAAGTTCTGGTTTAGAGGTACCATCACCGGTTTGTTCTTTGGTAGAAGTTAATTGACTTAAATATTCAGAAGTACTCGTTAATAAGTTAAGTATCTTCACATTAAGAAAATCCCATGCTGCCAATTCCATTATTAATTGGTTTTCTAGTGCTTCATACCATAATTCGTCAGTATATTTATCTGGTGGAATTGTATGATTTACTAGAGGTCCAATATAATATTGCCACTTGGTGATGTAAATGGATTTATCCTCTCGTGTCATACCATCGGAGATTTCTGATGGAATATAATGGTCAATTAAATTATATATTGTATCGGCTAATGCCGTATGCCCATAATCACAAACTACCAGAGTCTTATCTACGGTGATATCTAAACCATTCGAGTTAGTTACATGTAGGGTTACTGTATAGAAACCGGGAGCTTCATAAGAATAGGAAACATGTCTTCCACCATTGAAAACCTCTCCCTTATCATCGCCAAAGTCCCAGTCAAAAATAGATTTGGCCGGGACTTTGGATATGACTCTGAATGAAACTTCCAGACCTGACGTAACGTACAAAAAGTCCAGATTATTTTTCATATTAGTCTGTCTTATGTAATTTTCATATATTAACCTTTAGAAGAAGATTCAAATTCTTCCAGCAAAGCCTGGAGAAGTGTTTCTACTGTATCATCTTTCTCGGCAACGATTTCATGTAAACCAGCTACTAGCTTCAGTTCTTCAAGAGAATATCCCTTTGAAAGCTTTTCCAAAGTCATGCCCTTTTTAAACTGGGCATTTAACCTCTTGTCCAACTTTTCGATGTCAGCCTCCGAATACTTTTCGATTTCCGATTTATCAGCAATGATAACCAGATGACCCGAAGCAACAGCCTTCTGAATTTTCGGTGTACGGAATTGACGACGAGTGAGTTCTTTTTCTTCTCCTCTACAAATGGTAATACCAGTTGATTGGTCATGAAAACTGTAAGCTCTTGGTCCAACAGTTAATGTGTATTTATTATCTTTAGCCATATTTCCTAAGATTAAAATAAAAGTTGATTAAAGAGGGGATGGGTCTTTTTAGTTACCCACCCTCTCTGGGAATTTATATAGATGAAACCGGACGTTCTTATTCAAGATTAACCATCAGGTAAGGATCTACGTTCATGAATTCTGGGAATCCGAATTCAGAGAACTTCTTATCTGCAGCCAGCAACAGAGCAGCATCTTGGTACATCTTGGAGAAGCCAGTAGTTAAGCTTGCATAAACAGCCTCAGTTTGGTTAGAAACGATTCTTTCAGATTCCAACATCAATTGACGAGCGGTAAGCTTAATCAAGGCAGCAGATGTATCAATTAACAATAATTGCTGATCTGGAGTGCCCGGGTGAATATAGAAGTCAGCATTCTTGGGAACCGGAGACTTCACATTCAGTGTAGCTTCAGTTGTACCAGAATGACGATCTTTGAATTCTGGCAAGTTCAACATTTCAATTGCCTGATCTTCACCACCAATCATAGTAGTAAAGTTACGTCCCATACGAGCAGCACGAACCCAAATATGCAATAGATCCTTGTAAGTAATGCCATTGGTTGTTTCGTATACACCAATTACTGGGGCAGACTCAGAGCCATTAATGTTGTTACCATTGATAGCCACGTCCATAGCCAGAGTATCCAAAGCATAACCCAACTGAACACCAAAGTCACGAAGATAGATCCCCAAGACATCGAGTGAAACATAGTTACGAACTTCATCAGTAAGTTTGAAACCCTTTCCGATTTTGAAGAGGCTAACTGATTTTTGTCCGAAACTAACATCACCCAAGGGAATAGTTTCTGCTTCGTTAACCTTTGCAGGAGCAGCATCCGACATATTAACCATCGGCATAATTGCTTGCAATCCGTTAATGGATTGGTCTGAAGCGATGATGTTCGGATAGAACGGTGCTTGACGCATACCCAGAGTGATAGCAGCACGGATAATCTCCGGAACAATCCAACGGATATTCTGCTGAGGCATAGTAAATATGTTCTGCATGGTATCAACCTTTGGATTGATGCCCACCTTTTCGAAGAGTTCATCCTGTGAAATTCCCCATTTACCTGTAACCAATTCTTCAAAGGTTACTTCTACAGGCTTCTTATCCTGTGAACCGGAACGAACAGCTTCCAAGCTTCTTACCATTTCCGGCAGCTCATTCATAAAGTCCTGAGCCTTCATTTTTGTAATATCAATCTTATTTTCCATAACTTTCTTTTCTCTTATTTAATGAGTACTTGGATTACCTCATTTGCCTCCTCTGCAGGATTGAGGGCAATGAACGGAGTTGAAATACCTTGATTAGCCTTAACGAAACGGTCGTTAAGCAATTCTCCCTTGGGAGTTACATAGCCAGCTTCGATAGTTCCGGTTGATACCCAGTTACAAATCATATAACCTTCTACAGCCACTGTTACTTCTACTGGGAAGTCTCTTTGAGGCTGATAAGCCGGGTTAACGTTATCCGTTACTGCCACACCCAAGTAAACTTGAGTAGACGGGTCAGTACAAGGGTAGATCAAACCGTCTTCATTTAAAGCTACCGGCATACCTTGTACAATTTTCTCTCCAGCTTTAACATTGAAAGCCTGATGCAATTTGTGGGATTCACTCTTGTAAATCACCGCTCTCGGAGTTCTTTCCCCAAAGAGAGTAAGTTGCTGAGGATCGTTTACGATTTTCGTTGTTTCCATAATGCGGATATTTATATAATAAGTTATTTAATTTTGTTTCGATACAAATTATCGATCACATTCTTAGTACTCGGTAATTCTGAATTCTTGGTTGTGTCTGCACCGTCGGTAGTTTTTTTACCTTGAGTATCATCTTCAGTAACTGAAGAAGCACGGTTAACATCCTTAGAACCACACTTAGAGCAGGTGAGAGGGAACTTCTCTTCCAAGCGAGCTTGGTAATCCTTAGTCAAGGAAACAAGAGTAGTAATACCAGTTGTTTCTGCATTAAGCATTGTAACAATGGTTTCATCAGCATTATCACCCATCAACTTTTTGTAGGTTGCTACTGCATCTTCACGAAGAGAAGCAATATGATTCTTTCCTACAGTTGCCATCTCTTTCAGATTAGCCACTTCTGCATTCAAGTTAGTAACCTGTTCCGTAAGAGAATTTTTCTCTGTAGTAAGGTTATCTACTGAAGTTTGCAGTTCATTTCTGGATGATACCAAACTTTGAATGCAGGCAACTACTGTTTCCTGATTCATTTCTTTACCTTCCTCAAGGGTAAGCAGATTATCCCCGAAGAGGCTCTCTAGAAATTTTTGTAATTCGTTCATACTATTTTTTTCGTTTGATTGATTATCCTTGGCATCATTATCATTAAAAGAACCTTGAGTATCGTCCTTTTCTTGATAAGAAGTTAGGTCAGATTTATAATCGGTAAAGAAGTATTGCTTCGATTTATCGTCTCTGTATTCTTCATAAGATGCCCAAGTTCTTTTAGCAAAGGTAGGATTAATAATCTTACCATCAGAACCGATTTTTTGAGCAAAAGAATCAGCTCCATGAGATACCAATGAAGTCTCCAGGTAACGAACTATCTCAGTAACTATTCTACGTACCATCACTCCCTTAGAATCATAGGTACCGAGTTTCTGATAGAATTCGTTATCCTCCATTTGAGGATGTGATTTATCCCACTTGAATTGTACTGTGACAGAGTTACTGTGAATTGATGGTGGTTCCATAAGTATACCTCTAGCAATCCTTGGATTGGCTTTACCATCAATTTTCAGAATACCGTTGATACCTGCAGGTATAGTGAAGCTTCCATCTTTGTAAGACTCTTGCCACATTACCTGAGATACAGCACCGATAGCATTACCTATGTTAGTTTCATGGTCACAGTTTACTGTTTGACCAAGTAACATTTTCATAGAAGCTTTCAATACTCCATTTTGACCAAAGTCTGTAGGGTTCCAATTCTTAGATACAATCGTTTCCGAAAGTAATCTGAACATAGGTTCAATAAACTCTTCATCTTTAGGAGTTAATTCTGATTTATCCAGGTTAGGGTAATAGGTATTATAATCTATATCCCCTCCCCAAAATCCAAATTGAGCAATGGAGTCCGGTGTAGGATTCTTCCATTTATAGTAATTCTCTGAGAAAGTCTGGGCTCCCACTGCTTCTGGTATATAACCAGCCATAATGGTATGGCCTTGACCTATCATCATAGAATCAAGATGCTCTTTGTTTTTCTTTGTAAATTTACTCATCTTGATTTAGTATTTTGGTCTCCTCGAGAAGGAGCCGGGTTATTCTTATCTCTTGACCTACGAGCAGATTGATTTTTATCATCCTGCCTTTGTTTCTTTTTAGTTCCCTCTTGAGGATCTGAATTACCACCTTTAGCAAATTGATCTTCCAATGAAACTCTTGGTTCTTTCTCATCCGGGGAATCATAGCCCATTGCCCAAGCATATTGTTCTTGGCTAATAATACCAGCCTTATACAGTAAGTCAAGGTTCTGTATCTTATACTGAAGACCCTGTTGGATTTTAACCTCATCAGAAACTGTAGAAGTTCCCCAATCAATCTTCATTCCCTTATTATTAAATCCTGCCAGACGCAGTTCTAGAGAATAAAGTCGATCTAATACATAAGCTACGAGCATTTGGATATTTTTTAACTGGCTAATCATCTTAGACAGCATTATACCCGTTGCCCCTTCACCAGTAGTAGCGGATACTCCAATGATAGAGCCATTAACTCCCAAACCATTAGCCACGGATTGTTGATTCATATTCCAAGGCTTTTCGATATTACCAAGTTCTTTGGTAGTAGAGTTGAGTTTAAATTCGTGGTCATCAATATAACCCGCAACAACCCCATCCTTCATGCCATCCTTAACATTACGTTTTAAAAGATTGAGCTCTCGGTTTAGTCTAGATTCGTAGGCATTTATACTTTCGTTAGCCCTTTGAGGGGATTTCTGCATTTTAGCTTCAAGAAAACCCACCATACCACAAATCTCCATGATATGTTTGAAATTAATCTTCATATCATTTTGACCCTTGAGAGAATCTAAGGCAGGCATAAAGGGGGGAACTCCATATGGTTCATCTGTATCATTGAACATACCAATATAGAAATAAGTTTCTGGGTTAAGCTTAATGTAATCTTGTTGCTTGTTCCAGTAATTATGATTCTTTTGATAAGGATGATACACCCCATTTAATTCACGTTTAAACTTGATATATTCTGGTTTAAGGAATAATACCGTAGCCAAACCATCTAGTTTATCATTGGGAACTCCCTCTACAGATATTGCTCCACTTACAAGAAGTTGAACAATCATTTTGTTAACTAAACCATCTATACCGGCAGTATATCTGGTCCATCCTTTGGTTGCTTTTTTAAGATGGTCTCTCATCTTAGAAGCCTCTTCATCTGTATTGTTTGGAAAGGTTACTGTATGACTGGTGTTAGCTAACTTAAACATATCTTGCAATGCAATGCCCATATCCGGATTTACTTTATATAAATCTCGGATTAAAGGTATTACATCAACACGAAAAGAGGGCTCGACTAATTTAGTCAACCCCTGTAATGATGTGATTAAGTTATTGCTATCATCGTCAACTGAAACTCTACCAGGTGACATTGGAGTGGTAGGCTTTTGCTCTTTATTAGAGGAGGTACCATCTTTGGGAGGGTCCTTCTTACGTCCCCAAACCCAATTAAAATTGAAGTACTTTTTCATCTTGGTTGTACGATTACGTTAGTTTTTCCTTTCCTTATGTGATTGCATATTGCTTTTCCAAATATATCATCATCTGAGTATACGTCTCCTTCAAGGTCTACATCAACAGCAGAATTATTTGCTCTATGTTTACCCATTGCAACAGGCCTACCTAAACCATCATAGATGAAAGTATAAGCTTCCTGAACAAAAAATGGGTCCTTTATGATTACGTTATCATTTCTGATATCTTCTTCTAAGTTTTCTATTATCACTGAACGATTCTTTTGTGTAGTTAACCAACCAGGAGATTGGTCCATTTCTGGTCTACTCTTTCCCTTTTTCTTAAGCATTTTTTGGTAGTAGTACAGCTTTGGATAACCTTCATCTTGAAGTTTAGAGGTTACTGCTAAACCCACATCATTAGATTCCGGAGCTATAGTAGCCCAATTATACAATTGCCCGGTATCTCCAAGTAATTTAGCATAAGCCCCTACTGCCATTCTTCCCTTATATATTGCTTGTTCTTCTCCTAGCTTATCCATACAAGTGAATGAGGAATAGTCAGAAGCTCTACCAGTTGCAACGTCAGCACCAATGAAATATTCTTTGTCAGATTCTGATTCACAGAATTGCCTGTATTGACCATTGAATCTTTTCTTTATTACTGGATAATCACTAAGGCAGTCTTCGATAGCCTTAATATCAGCTAAATCGAAGACTGTATTACCGGATGACAAGAAGTCACCGTCTATTTCTTGTGCTGTTCGTTTTGCACCCAAAGCAGAAGACATTTGGTTATACCAATTTATATCTCGTTCCGGGTGCATCTGCCAGTATAATCGAATGGGATTGAAGGGGTTACCTCCAGCAATGGCATCTACCCAAGTTGAATGATAAAAGTTACCAACTCCATAAGGAGTGGAATTGACGATGGCAGCTCCACCAGTGGAAAGAGTAGGAAAAGCAGCAGCCCAAATTTGAGCAGCCCATCTAACTACTGCTGCCTCGTCAATTACCAAAAGGGAAAGAGATTCCGAACGACCGGCTTCGGATGATGTCGGAATTGATTCAATAAAAGACCCGTTATCAAATTCTATCATGGATGCTGATCCGTATTCACCAGCCCTACCGTTTATAATGGGAGTTTGAAGGTACCAGGGTAGATTTTTGTACATGAACTTAATCTTCTTAAGTACTTTTTTAGCAGTGGTATCCTTGATAGAAATAATGTTTATCTTTTTGTTGGGATGGTACATCGCCAACCAAAGACAGTACATAGAAATCAATTCTGTAATACCTGCCTGACGAAATTTCAAAATGATATTGAAACGTTGAGCAATAAAATTATACAAAACCGATTTTTGAAATGGGTAAAGTTCGAACCTTACCTTTCCCCTTACTGGATGTATCACATAACAGAAAAGACTGAAAAAGAAAACATCTACTGTAACCCTTGAGAGATTTGATAACTCTTCTCGAGTTAAAGTAGTTCTAGTTTCTGAGATAGTCTTTGCCATATCTAAAAGTTATATATTATTTGAAATTCGATGTCAGTACCTATCCCAGATTTTACCTTCGGATAGTAAAAGGTATTGACTCCGAATTTGTAATTAAATCTCTTAGTCTTGATTGAAAGACCAGCTCCCATATCGAATAGATTATTGAAAGGTCTATATTTGCCATAAACGTATGGACTAAGTAATAACCTTGCAACTTTCTTCCGAGTTAATTGACCTTCATACCAGTTATAGTTGTACTTATCTAAGTCAATTTTGAACAGCTTAGTTGAATAAGTTCCAGTCTGTTGATTGAATAAACTCAAATTCAACTTATCTTTCTTCAAAACAATTTGAACCAGGGAATCTTGTTTACTGATAGCTGGCTGCCTTAGCATGGAATCAGGAAAGAGAGTTGACTGCCTATTATCGTAACTATTATCGTAAACTAAGATTTTACCTGGTTCAATTTCTTTAGAATACTTTTTCTCTGGTTTGAAAGGCTTGTCTTTGTATACTGTATCTGGGATTTCATTGACCGCTAGTTCCAGGGAATTAACTTCTCGAGAAAGTTTGTAATTCCTGAAGCAAAGGTAAATAGTAAATCCTAGAAGTACAATAAACAAGGCATTCTTTAAATTCTTCATGGTAATTTCGCTTTTAGTGAAACTCTGGTACTCACTCGTTTCCTTGTTTTCCCTTAACAATCCCTTTCTTACCTTCAGAGTTGATTTATTGTTTATAGGATTATAGCTTTCTTTACCAGAAAGCACTTTCCTAAAAAAGAAAAACTTAATAAAAAGAAAAAAGGGTTTTCAAAACAGCTCAATTTAGCTCAGTTTTGATGAGTCAATTTTCTTGAGGCAACGTTTGAACCATAATCCTACTTCATAAACCGAGCCCTTGGCAATTGTGTATCTTGCCTTGTTAAGCCAATAATGGTGATCCTTAAAATCCTTTTCAGAGGTACCCTGGTTTTCATGAAGGTAAATTCTGAATTTCTTTGGGAATCCCATGATTGCCTTAAAATCCTCAACCCCCAAGGGATAACCATCTGGTCTGAATTGCCTATCTGCAGGTCTTAAGGTTAGTGGAGGTTTATCATACTCCAATCGATATACTCCCGGGAGAGTACTCATCTTTGCAGTTTTGATAGGCCACTTCTTTTCATCTTTAAAATCTCTAACCCAGAGTCTATGTATCTTTGCTACTGTAAGATTCTTCTTTTCAGGAAGCTTCCGATAGTCATACATTGCCAGAGTCTTACTCATAAAGGGAATCTGGTTAGTATTATTTTTCTGAGAGAATGTGAGTGGTTTAAGTAAATTTCTAGTAGTTATTGGAGTTTTTACTTGAAATACTTCATTAAAAGCATTCAAGTATTTCTTACCAGTCTTTTTATGTACTCCAATGATGAGTAATCGCTTCCTTGACTCCTGGGAGTTTCCGTAATCTAAAACTGACCTTTCGTGAAAAATTAATTTATAGTCTTTGAAGGTTTCCTCAAAGAAATCCTTGGGAAGCAAGGTTAGCAGTCTTGGTAGATTTTCTATAAGAAATATCTTGGGTTTATACTCGAGTATTGATGCAATTACTAGATTAAGACTACGGTTATCTTTAGGATTGCCTAATTCTTTTACTTTAGATAACCTCATTACTGAGGCTGCTCCACAATCTGGGCTTGATATAATTATGTCTACTTTCTCATTGAATTCTTGTAAACAAAAGACCTTATAGAACGGTATATCCCCAAAATTTAATTTCCATTGTTCTTCGCCTGGAGTGTGGAATACTCCCCTTATCTCTATGTTCCCTAACAAATTCTTCTTAAAAGGGAACAGGAGTGCACCCTGTCCAGCGCACACTCCCAATACCCTTAGTTTCTTCATTTCTTGTAGCTTCTCAATTTAATGTACTTAATCCAAGCAAATGGCTTACGGTCTTCCAAGTAACTCAGATACTTATCATTGTTGTGGGCTTCTTCTTCGAAACTTACATCATGATACCTTTCGTTCTGTTTATCCCACTTGGCAAAGCATAGGATGATTATGTATTCGAGGATATACCAAAGGTAGAAGAATCCAAAAGTCAGAGCTACTACCCACCAAAAGGATATACCAAATGATAACCAGAGTATGATACCGAGTACCAAGCCCACTATACTACACTCAATCTGCTGTATCTGATGAATACACTCATGATTGATATCATCAGGTTTACACTCTTCTACTTTGTGTTTGAAGAATGAGTTATACACAAGAGTAATTGCTTTGTAACTGGGGAAAAGAAATACTTTTGCTACCCAGCTGTTAAAATGACATCTTTTCATAATTTATCTTTGAAGTTTTCGTAAGCATTTCTTAGTTTTTGGTCGTAGGCATTCTGGGCATACCCGGGACCATTATACTTCTTGGCAAAGCCAGCCCAGTCCTTTTCTTTGAGATTACTCAAACAACCAGAGTTTTTCATGAAATAATACATGAGTTCTAGTTGATTTGCATGAGATTCTGACATCTTATGGACGAATTCGAAGACATCTTTACATTCACAGAGGTTGTGATTGAACCCACAAATCTGGAACATACCCCAACTTGCAGACTTCAATGCACATTCTTCGTCAATTTCTTTGGCTAATTCGAGTCTTTTATACTCGTGTACACCTCCCAAATACTTCGATTTATCCCATTTAGGGAAGAAAATCGTAGAATATCTCTTACAAAGGTAAGCTAAATCTCTGTCAGGGAATTTCTTATGTACTTCTTTGTACATAATGTGACCCTCGAAGAGAATTTGAGGCCTACCATCAACTAAAAACCCATCTCTACCTGCGGCTTCTACCAATTGAACAGCCTTCAATAGAGCGGGTTCTAGACCTAAGCGAATAGCAAGGTCTTTAATCATTTCATTTGTTAGTTTATCCATAACTTATCAGTTTTAATGGTTCAATTTTAGTAACAAAAGTATTGCTTATAACCCATTTTCAATATGTTTCGAGGTTCTATTATCATATATAACTTATAAAATAATGCAATATGGACAAGAAAAATGAGTGCCAGATATGTGGCAAGCCCCTTAATTTAGAGGAATTTGATGAAACTCGGGAAATCCCTCAACTTATGGCAAGAAAACAAATTTGTTTTCAATGTGCTTTTTGGTCTAATCGATTAGCTTATGATAAAGAGCTTGAGAAAGAGGGTAAAATTGCGGTAATTACTCCAGATTATTCTCACTGGGTAACTAAAATTCCCGGAAATATTTTAATGGTGCCCTCGGCTTTTGGTGGTATTTACCAAACTAAACTCCAACCAGTAAACACTCTGGGAGTTATTGATGAAGATCGAGAGAAACTTTTCATTATCCGTTATAATAACATCGCTCACCAGGGCACTATACCAGAACATCTAAGAAAGCTTTTTAAAGTAAACGGAGTAATTCTATCTCCACAGGAATACAAAATGCTAGAAGATTACCGAGGCAATGCCTATGAATTTATTAAAAATATGATTGATAATGCAATAAATAAGAAATAATTTCGTATATTTGCATAAAGAAAAAATTCTTAATAAATAAAGATATGAAAAAAGAAAGGAAAGAAATCAAAAAGCTTAAAGAGGGGGATGAGGTTCTCTTCACCTTATCTGGAAGACCCATCATTGAGAAAGTTACAGTGGAATCTATTGATAAAAAAGGTGGATTCGCAATGCTCAGTAACCGAGTAAAAGTTGCAAGAACCTTGGGTCCTGATGATACATACCCAAGATTGGATGGGCAAAAGGGAGAAGTTCGTCCGCTTACCGAAGAAAATGAAAGAGTATTCCTTGCATATAAGGCCTATTTCTCAATTAAGAGAAACATAGAATTACTTGATAAGGAGATGAGAAGTATGAAAGATACAGATGCTTTCGATATGATGATTGAATTTGATAAGAAGCTTACCAAGATTATTAACAAATACTTCAAAGAACAATGATGACTACGGTATTAGCGATAATTTACTTGGTATGTTTGCCATTCACGGTATTTTTTGTAAGGGCTTGCTTGGATTATTTACCATATACTCACAAAATACACTCTCTTATTCTATTCATATCGGTATGGATAGTATTACCTCTATTCCCGATTTACTTATTAATCAAATACCTAAAATATAGATTACTATGAGATACTTTTTTGACAGAGATGGTAATTATGCTGGGTCATCAATGCAAGGGTGGGAGATTCTTCTCCTACTCTTGTTCCCAGTTGCTCTAATAATCTTCCTCGTATTCTTACCTTTCTATGTATTTCATAAATACAGTTCTAGAGAAGAGGATAAAAAATACGAGGAAGAACATCCAGAAATACTAAAAGTAGATTCTTATATTACCTGCTGGTATCCATGGCATAGATATTCTGTTGCATATACACTGGCTCTTATATTCTGGGTAATTGCTTTTATAATTGGGATATTATCTTAATACAGGTATTAAGTTAGAACTACCCAATAAAAATTCAAATCTAATGGATATTTTCCAGTAGGTTTAAACCCACTGGAGAGTATAGGAGTACTACTGTTAACAGGGGGAGTTGAAACTTTTGTAAGAGTATAGGAACCCAATCCAGTTGTTTTTGTTGTAAAGTATGAATTACTTGGTAAATTGTGGTTAGGACTAAAAGCATTACCATCCTTATCAAAGCAGGACATAGACAACATGTCGAAATTTCCCGGGTACAGTTCAGAAATATAGACATTAATAATATATCTATTTTGATTTACTATCCAATTCTTATTTCTGGTACCATCAACCATAGATCCACCTTCGCCCCTAATATTGGTAGTAGTCTTAAAAAAAGTATTCGTGTCTACTCCATCGATGGTTATAGGATTAAGATGTATTTCCCAATAATCTTTTTTTTCTTCGGGAGTAGTAAGGTGTAGATTTATTTTATTACCAGATTCATTTTGTGTAAGTATACAAAGCCCAGAAGTACCGTCAGCTCGTGCAGTAATCTGAATACAATTGATACTTTTGTCTTCCTCCAGAAGATAGTCCGGGGTATTGATGCTAGCAGAATAACCAACTTCAATAACCCCGGAGGACAATTTGCCATTTACATACTTACGCTTTTGAGATTGTATTGTCCATCTCTCAGAGTTTCCCTGTTTTATTTCTGCATCTATATCTTGGGTAGATCTCCCCCCCCCCTAATTTAAGAACTTTATTTTCCATAATGTATAATGTTTTTAGATTGATACTGTTCCTCCTGCACTTGGTACTATAAATGACCCCTTTAATATCCAGGTGCTACCTGAATTAGTATATACATTTACTTTATCTCCAGTAGTACATTCTATTCTAGAACCAGGTTTTGAGTCATTGGCATAGAATGGAATATTCATAGTAGTAGTACCAGTTGCTGAGAGACCCTGCATATACACCTGAAGTGAAGATGATGTATTCTGTGGCCTAGCTCCCTTGCCAAAGAGATAGTAGCCTGTATCTGTGGGCAATCCAGAGAGAGTGAATGTTGAAGCCACTTGTGACTTCTGAGTTACTGGTATACTAAGGTTAGCATCCCCACAGGTTAAGAAGATATGCCCTGAACGGCTAGCTCCAGTTTGATTACTCGATAAAGCGGTCAGGGTTAACGTGTAATGGTTCTCAGTATCCGCTACCCCAATGGATACTGAGCACCAATCGGGAGTACTACCCACATGGGGAGTTTCTGGCTTTTTAGACCCATCACTACCCTTTAAATAGGCCATCACAATGATTTGAGCAGTATTATATTTATCACTACCTAAAGGCAATGTGTTTGAAACCATTTTTATGTATCCACTATAGGTTACACCGGATCCCTGAGTTACTGCGAGATTGATTTTGTTATTAGACCCATTTTGGGTAAATGTCAGAGTAGTAGACCTTGAGGACCCAGTATTTTTTGAATAGTTAATTTTTACATTTAAGTTACCGTCTCCAACGGTAACTCCTTCCCAAATAGCCCAACTTACGGAGGCTGAGCCCAAAGTACAAGAGGGTGTAGAGGTTGAAACTACTTTGCCATTTACCAGTTTCTTTTTGAGGGAAGTGATACGGTAGGTTATAGTACCACCCTCTGAAGATACAGTATCTGTACCTGTATCTGTAATTGCACGTGCTAGTTTGAATAATGTTTCTTTTTCCATATCTTTATAAGTTTTTGGTTTATAGAAAGAACTTTGATATTGTAATCTGCCGGAGGGATAAGGTGGATGAGAGCCAGGGATGTTTTATTCTCTGGTTTCTCTGTGTGTTATGTGGGCATGTGTGGTGTGGGATATCTTGGCATGCCTCTAATACGAGGTGTCAAAATTTCCTGGTACTAAAATGTGTATTTGCCTTCAAGGTACCCCTTATAGTGAAAGCCCAAAATCGTGTGGTACTAAAAACGGACTACGGTTCCGTTAAATTTAACATTTATAAATAAAAAGTAAGGGACAAACATTTTTATTTATCCCTTACTTTTTTTTAATCCATAAATGTTTCGTTATTGTCTTTTAAAATTTCTTTTGTGTCTTTATAGCATTGAATAACTAAATAAATTACTCCAACAAATAAAAATATATTTAATATCATAACTTTTATTTTTTAAGTGAGTAGAGAAATATTTCTCTACTCTGATTTGTTTTTACTTCAAAGAGTTTTTCACTATTTCAAGCCCTTTTATTAATATCGCTTTCTTCTCTTCTTTTGTATTTTCGCTTGCAATGGAATTAAATGAAAAATCATTTAATGTATAGACTTGTTTATAAAAGTCTATAAAGCCCTCAATTAATTTTTTATCAGCATTGTTTGCAATCGTGGAAAGAAAATTGAAAGTTACATTTCTGAACTTTTTGCGTAACGATTTGATTTGTTTTTCGTTTGCACCCTCAAAAAGTTCTTTTTTATAAATTTCTGTTTTTGTTCCTAAAGCCGTTTTAAAAAGTCCTTGATTTTTTTCTTTGACTGATTTTAAAACGTCTAAAGCAATTAAACTATTTGCTTTGCTGTTTACACTTGCTTTTTCTACATTCACTTTGTTAATTTGATTTTTCATAACTAAATTGCTTGAAAGTTTTATTATTTTTATTACCCTTTCAAATAGACTTTCAAGACTTTTTAAACTATTCTAATAGGTAGTATTTATTTCGTTTCTGTATTGCAAATATAAGAACTATTTTTTAATCTACAAAATTTTTAGAAAATTATTTTCTTAAAAAGTTTTAAATAAAATCTTTCAAATATCTTTTGTTTTTCTCACATTGCAAAGATACAAACTTTATTTTAATCTACAAACATTTTCAAGAAAATTTTTTGAGAAAATGAATATTTTTATTTTCAAAATTATTTTTGTGAAAAATTCATAAAATAGAAAATATTGTGCACCCTAAAAGGACTTAATATTTGCACTTAATTTTGGGGGTTCACAAGGAGAATCTTCACACGCATTGTAGTGGGCATATATGATATGTATATAGGTAATCCTATATAGCTTATGCCTGTCCTCTAGGAAGTATGTTATATACCTGTATATTGAAGGCCATTAATCGACTAAGGTGATAAAGAATTAAGGCCCATTAGCTATATCCCTATTATTGCCCTCTATAAACCTATTGGGTCCTAATTCTATAAGGCCATATAGGGACTATGGTAAGCCTATAGAGATTAGGATAGCCTATAATGGCTTACTAAGTTAGCGTAAGTAAAAACCCAGGTACCTAAGTTAGGCCTGGGGCAATGTGTTAGTATTCGCAAAATTCTCGTTCAAGGTATATATTGGGATCCTTGAAAAGTTTTATACCAGGTATAGGACCATCCTCGTCTTCGTCCCAGGTATAGATATGTATATAATATAAACGGGGGCTAGATGCCCCCTTGGGTTAAGTAATTAATCGAAGTATACCTGAAAGATTATATACTCAATGTTGAAGGTAAAATCGGGTTCAATTTCCTCTGGGTCAGGGATTTCGGATGAGAATTCCATAAGGCAATCATCTGTGTTAAGGTAGATGGATATTTCCTTAGCTTTCGATTGCATTAGTTCTGGCAATGTCAAATCGAATTGTGAAAGTGAATTGGCAATGTAGGATGCCCATGGATAATCCTTAGCGCAATTTACTAGGGTAAGGATGATGAGGTTTGAAATTTGATTAATTGTTCTCATAACGTTTGTATTTAATGTATTAATAGGGGTACCCTGTTATGGATACCCCTTAGTGATTTAGCAAGTGAAAGGAACTGTTACTGTGTAAAGGTTTTCGAATTCGTTTACCTTAGGTGCCTGACCAAAGCATGCCTCTGGGTCATAGGCAAAGGTATCCCGTAAGCATTCAAGGCAAGTGATGCCAGCAGTATCATCGTCATCGAAATGTTCTGGGTCATTGATGGTAAAGGTTAATATATGTACTCCGGCTTCTTCGTTTTCGATAGTTTGGATTGATACTAGAGTTAAGTAATCGGGAATGATTGTGTTCTCCTGTAGTTCCCGTAAGTAAGGCTTAATGAATCTAATGATGCCTTCGGGAGAGGAGCATAGGTTACCTTCGGGAACTGAGAGCAGGGAGAGGTGAACGCATTTTGCAAAATTGAATTTAGTGTACAGTTTAAAATCTTTCATAGGGTCTATATTTAAAAATGAATAACTTATTTATCTGATGCAAATATAAGAACTATTTTTTAATTATACAATATCCTTGATTGCCTTCGTAGGTTATTAAGGGCCTTGAATTATATTTGCCTAAATCTCCGAGGCCATGAATGGAGATTGCCATTTACCTTCCTACCCATAACTAATATTATATAATACCTAATGGCTCTTGGCAATCAAGGTACCCCTAAATCACAAAATTGTCCTAGAATACAAAAGTTAATGCTAATATAAATACTAAGCAAATAAATTACAGAGTTACTAGGAATATTACCTAAATATGCCCCATGAAAGCCTTAAATCCTATAAACCATTTAGCCTTGAAACCTAATAATTTAATTGCCTTGATCACAAATCCTATTGCCTAATCCCAGTACTTATTATATAATATAATACATATAAAGGGTACTCATGGCAATCGGATTTAGAGGCCATTAATGGTCGGATTTATTTGCCTTTTTAGGCCTTTTTGAGTTTGCCTTTAAAGTGTGTAGTAGAGCTATATGGTATAGTGGCTATATAGTGAGTTGAGTGGCTTTGTATAGTGGTAGGAGGATGCCTAGCCTTGTTTGCCTAAATCCCCAAAACCCCCGGTGAGGTACCTTGATATGTATTAGGATATATTGATTATATGATTGGTATATAGTATAGTAAGGGGTATATGTATTAGGTATATGTAGCTTAGTTAGGATGGTAGCTTAGTTAGCGCTATTAAGATTTTGTTTTGTTGGGGGGGGAGGGTATTGGTTATAGGTATAGGGTTAAGTACCTATAAAGGTAGGATAGTGATATTAGTGATAGGGTGTATAGGATTAGGGTTAGGCTTTGTGATAAGAGGTATCTTATTTTGTTTGTTGGGTGGGTATGCTTGTGGGCTTGGTATATTTTCTCATTGCGTATGAGGATTAGGATAGTTCCTACGGATAGGATTATTCGGATTATGTGATAGATGATATTCATTTCTTTTTGTTTCTTAGTTTCTGTTGGGTATGGAGTAGCTTATTATACTGGGCTTGGGGATCACTTAGGTATAGAGTGTAATCATTTTTGTTACTGCCCGGATTAGGGAAACGTTCTGTCCAAGTATCTTGGTGGGGTATGTATATTAGGTCTTTCTTTTTCATGGTAGTGATATTATATCGATTATGGTTATATCTCTTAGTGGGATTTGTAACATTTCTCTTATCTGTAATCTTATGTGTTCGGAGTGGAGGTGATTGTTGTTTATCTCTTGGTTGGGGTACCTTAGGTATGGGTTAAGTTCCTCAGTTCTGTATGGGATTACCATTTCCTCTGTGAATCCCTCTGTGTATTCTTTAGTGTGACCTGGTACCTCGAAAGATACCAGGAATTTTCCTTTTGTTAGCATGGTTTTATTTCATTGGTTAGGATTCTTATATCGGTATACTGATTCATGTATTCCCTTTCTGAGGATATGTCTAAGCATTTACATGCTATATAGTGACCGTACATTGATATACCTGATTTATAGCCTTGGTCTTCGTTTAGGAAGTTAGCTAATGGTATCTTGTCTACTGAGCATATCTTCTGATGACCTGGTAAGGTTTCTGAATCTGTATATCCTACAAAGTCATACCAATTTGGATTATCGCATAGCTTTTTAAGTTGTTGTTGAATATATGGTGTCATGATTTGAAGTAATAATATAAGTCCTCGATTAGTTGATCTTGTTCTTCCCATATAGTATCTGATACTACGTATTCTGATACGAAATAGTTATAGAAAGGTCCAAATAGCATGTTTAATACTATGTCCTTGAGTTCGATATTAAGTTGTTCCTCTTCTTCGGTAGAACTTGGTTTGATTGACTGAAGTTTTGCCTTATAGGATTCCGTAATGGAATCCTTTAGGGTCTGAATATATTCTGGGTTAGTTTCCCTGAGAATATTTATTTGTGATTTGAGTTCTTTACTTATCATGTGGCTTAGCAATTACTGATATGAATCCTTGTGGATATAGAGTATACATAATCTGATAGTTCCCTGTGGGCAAGAAGACTTGCATTATGTTTGCAAGTAATGGGTAGATTTTCCATTGGTTTTCCTCTAGAAAGTTATTCCAGTCATCGGATTCTTCTGGATAATTACCCGATAGTTGGATATGGTACTGTTCTTGGTCAGCAATAAATAGGTTAGTTACTACCTGGATTTCATCTGATTCCTTTTTATATTGGGTGATTGGATACCAGATGCCTTCGATTTTCCATTTATTAAGTTGGAACAGAGACATGCCATGTTCCAGTACGTTGAGTAATTTATATAAGTTTACCATAGTGATTATTTATTTAGTTGGTTAAATAATTCTGATACTGCAAGTTGTTGGAAGATTTCTTTGTTCCCGTCTAAATCATTTTTAGGACGGGTTTTCCATGTTGCTTCTATATAGCATTGATGTAGGGTGATTGAAATAAAGAACTACCACCAAAGATAGTGCCCGTGGAGAATTCTATCTCCCGAGCAACTAATGGACTAACGTTATACTTTGTCATGCGATTGAGAAATTAAGTTGGAAAATCCAGTTGTTTCTATCGAGTTGATTGAATGATATGAACCTCCCATCGTTATCGGTAAATTCATTCATGAATTGAACTGCAGCAGATGCTAATTGCCCCTTATAGGGATTAGTATTGGCAGTTACCACGGATTCGAAAATGAAAGAATAATAGGTAGTATCATAAATTTGTACCTGATTAATATCCAAGCAATTGAGTTTGTAATCATCCTCTAGTTTGATTAAGAGTCCCATTAGGAAATTAAGAAGACTACCCTGTTCATCAGAGTCAAGTTCAAATGTAGATTTCTTTTCTAAGAAATTGCGAACTACCTTAGTTAGTTCGTCTGCTTGATTGTAAGTTACTGAGTTCGTTTTCATATTTTTGTCTATTTTTAAAATGATATGCAAATATAAGCATTTTTATTTTTATAGAAAAATATATCTATTTTATTTTTAGGGAGGCTGAGGATGTGTATACGCTAAGAAAGGCAGTGGATTAGACTGCCTTTCAATTATTAAGGTAATTGGGGAGTTAGCAAGTATAGAGCCTCTCTTATGATTGAACTCTCCATAGGTTCTAAAGAGGGTTCCTTATCCATTAGCCCACCTTTCTTCTTCTCGTTCATAAGCAAGTTTTTGTATTATGAGTTGTACATAGGTATCCCTTTCCTTATAGATGAACATTACCGAGAGAAGTATCTCATGTTTCGGTAATATCATCTGTATGAAATTGCCTGGAGCAATTACAGTAGCTACTACTGGAGAATCCTCCTGAGAGAAATTCTCTAATATCATTTCTGCCCTCTTAATGGGTTCTGGTTTTGTTGGGTCCAAAGTTAGGACTGGAGCAGTTATACATTCCTTGATGCCCTGTGTTAAGGCATTATATAACCATTCATCTTTTATATCCTCTACTTGGAGGTTTTTCATTGTAATCATATCCTAAACCTATTTAGAGTCCATACACCCAGGATATTAGAGAATACCCATAGTTCCCAGTTTTTGTAAAAGTTATAGGGTTTACTGAATTGAGATGTTTGAAATATTATCTGATTTGGTGTTCTAGATAACATTTCTGCATGACAAGTTAATACTCCAGAAGATAATTGAGCTTTAAAAGCTTTAATAATATCTTCATCACTTTTAGTCTCTAATGAGGTAAGCAATTTAATAAATTCTACCTCTACACCTTGAGACATGTTTACATTTCTGAAGGCAAACTTTTCTTTATTTTCCATATTCGTCATTTTTAGATAAGAACTCTTGAACTAGTTCATCTTGAGTTCTTTCGATTATGTTCTTTACTATTGTTTTATTTTCTACTCTAGCCCACATATATAGCATGCCCAATTGAGTATCCATATAGCAATCTATAAGAGATGGGTCTTTTCTAAATACATCCCATTGTTTTACGAAATTTGTTCGAACCAAATCCCTATAACCCTGGTCTGATATGCCATCTTGGTCTATATAAGCAGATACCCTTTTCTTGACTTCTAAAAGGATTTTCTCTAAGCTTTCGGGTAATCTGAAATTTTCTGGTAAGTTATGATATACCAAAGCATTAGGTATCAATTCCTCAAAGGTAAACTGATTATCGAATAGATTTTTAGGATATCTACCTGAAAATATCAATGGTAGCTTATACCTTAGCAACGATGGTACCACGTCATATATAGCATAATGTCTTCTATATTCTCGGTACAAGTCAAAATATAAATTCTCATCGAATATACCCGATTTCCTCATTATTGCCTGTAAAGTATTATAAGCAGAATTGATATGAGTATTACTCAATTTGAATACTAAGTTGCCATTTTTAATAGCAATGAGTTCACTACAGCATCTCTTTCGTCTAAATAAGTTCATGTGATTAAAATGTAAAGTCAATGTATATTTTCCTTGTTCCCTTGAGAAATTTTTCGTGATTTGAGTCATCATACTTATGGCAAGCATAAGTCTTAGATGATTTATCATAATGGTCTCTTACCCATACTGGAGCAGTATCAGTTGGTTTTAATTTAAAGTATGTACCCTGATTAACCTTGTTAACCTGAGTCTCTTTGTAAAATGTCTTTGGTAGTTCCATATTTTTGTCTATTTTAAAATTGATATGCAAATATAATTCTTTCTTTTTAAATATGCAATATCCGGATATAACTATGGGAGCTTACTATTTCGGAGGAATTGAGATGCAAATGAGCCATTCTCTTTTTCTTCTTCCTCAAAGTCTTCATATTGATATAACTCTGGGTCTTCTTCGTCTGGGTCTATACGCATTTCGATTTCTCTACGTAGTTCATGATGTTCTTTAGAGAATGAAGACATAGCTCCCTTATAATCATCAGTAATTTGCATTAGCTCTGCTTTATTAAGGTTAAGACCCTCTTTACTGGTATCTACTCCTTTTTGTTTAGTAGCAACTACTTCGGGTAATGACTTAATGTCATACCTGTCTTCCAATAGTTTAGCCTCTTCTGGTTTATCCAATACCCTTTGTGATTCAAATACGATTTGACGGGCCTCTTCAACAGTAATTGCATTTTGCTGTGTTACGTTGTTCTGTTGATTGAATTGAGCAAATATATTCGTAGTACTTCCTCCAGTGAGATTACGTACGATAGACTGCAATGATGTAGAGGATTCAAGCTTTAATTTAAGGGCCTTTCCCAGCTCGGCAGATATAAACGGTACGTATTTCCCTCCCTGAGATTCTCTTAGGATATTAACCTGATGGGCTATTTCCATACGGTCTTCTAATGCCCATGCTAGTTGTTCTCCCATTAACGCTTGAAGTAAATCTTCTGCTTTTTCTTTATCCCATATTCTAGAGCTTAATAGCCTATCTCTCATAAATACCCGTATGTAGTTAATATCTATACCCATACGGTATGAGAATGTATTGATATCATAGGTGATACCGCATAATACACCATTACCCATCAGCCATTGATTAATAATGTAGTTGTGTATCTTTATCAGAAGTTCATCATTTGGGTTCTTCTGATATTCTAATGCCATTGCAGTAGTCCCCATAGGTCTTGGGAATCTTACCATTTTATTCTCCTTTTTTGACATACAAATGAGATTTTCTGATATCGGAACTTTCATCATAACCCATATACTCTAAATCGAACCTTACATACAGATTCAAAGATAGGTTATAGAAATATCCCTTATATTTTTTCTTACTTACTGATAAATTAAAAGGTTCACCAGAGATTAGGTCCCTGGTGAATACTAAATTACCTTTCCCAGTGATGGGAATATTAAGGCAAAGTTTATAATCTCCTACCTTAAATTTATTCCCATGCAGGTCTGTGATTTCCCTTGCCATAGTTTGCCTTTTTATGGTTCGTAGGTTTTTTGTCTTGTTTACTACGGTTATTGGTTATCCCCTTTTGCTCTTCGATTAATTTCTGAACCTTTGGGAATAACCTTTGCCTTAAAGGAACTACCTGAGTAGCGAAAAAGGCATTCCATAATTTCTGGGTTAATGGTTCTCCTATTTTAAGTTCTGAGATTGCCCAGAATTTAGTTTCGAAATTCTTAACTATTTCCCTAAATCGGTAGTAGTATATATTGCCAGTCTTTTTATCTATCCCAATTGTAGTGGTTTGGCAATAATCTAGAAATTCTTTACCTAATTCGGATATAAACTCTTCCCTTTTAAAATCATAATTCTCTTGGTCGAGCTTAAATAATTTTACGTAATCGATTGCTTCCATATAGATTTAGTTTGTGATTATTAAACGAGGTATACTTTCATCTGTAATTTGAAATAAGTACCCTCTTACATCATCCTCATAATAAGAGGACCAATATGTTCTTCTAACTCTGAAATTATCAAGGATTGCCCCTTTGGGTACTCCAGTAATAAATAAGCAATGCTTAGGCATCATTGGAGTGATCTCAAATTTCCCATCCTCGAAATTACCATAGGTACCGTAGTCGGGCATATTACCCGTAAATCCAGTATTCTGTAATATGTCTTGAACCAGAGTAGTTTGGGGTATTTCCTTTTGGTTACATTCTATGGTTAACTTCGATTTGCCTATATATAGATCTTTAACTATTTCTCTAAACATTTGTATACGATTATATGAGTAATACCATTTTTCTTGAAGTAAAGGTTATCCTGTGAACGTTCCTCTAACTTCTTTAATTCTCTTCGAGATTCAGTACAAATTCTATCAGATTTCCTTAATATATCTGATACATTATCCCAGATGGGTGCCATTGGTTCTACTGGCCCTGCATAGATAACCTTATGTTTAGTTTCTATTTGGGGATATTTAGATTTATACTGATATTTGCCTTTGCAGTAAAGTACGTTATACTTTTCTGGTTCGTTTCTTTTTTCGTTTTTCATTTTTGTTAGGATTAATGTAATCGGATATTTCATCAAGTTGCCCTAAAAGCAATGCCTGAATGAAAAGGTTTATAGGCCTGAAAAAGAAGTTCCTTACGTTATCAGTATTTATATACCAATCGTAAACGATAAAGAACTTCTTAATCTTGGAGTGCTTAAGTGAATGTTGGATTAGATAGGACTTACAACATCGTTTATGTAATTCTACCAATTCTTTGTCCTGCTTAAGCATCTCTTTATCAGAGAAGATAGTGTAATCCATTTTGTATGAATTGAGATGCCCAGGTAATTATCCCGGGCACCTGGTTAATAAAGGTTTATGCAACTTGTTCTGGTTTGAGGACTTTCTTTCTAAAGTCCTCGTATGCTTTAGCAGCAGCCTTGAATTCCTTGGAGTTCTGGTCCTTGATACGAGCCATTGCAAGTTCCAATCGATGGAGTTCGTTTCGAGTTTGTTGTCTCCATTTCTTCCGAGCAAGAGTATCAACTACATCGGCAGGGTATACGTATTTAACTTCTCGATTGGAGATTACCTGTTCGATGATAGAGGGTTTTTGTTGTTCCTTAACTTCCTTGACAACCTGTTCCTTTTTGGAAGTTTTGGTTTTAGGAGAGAGTTCTACCAATTTGGCATTGGCAAAATTAGTGGCAGCTTCTTGAGCATCTTGTACCAATTCCTTTTTAGTCTTTTTGGCCTTAGGAGCAGAAGCCTTAGTAGTCTTAGAATTTTTAATTCCTTCAAGTTGTTCAGCAACCTTAGTTGCAACGAGGTTAGTAACCTTGGTTTCATTCTTTTTCATAACGTCTATATTAAAATTGTTAATAAAATAAAGTTTATTTCTTTCTTCTATGCAAATATAAGAATAATATATTTAATACAAAAATATTTCTATATTATTTTTCTATTTGCCCAGGTTAATCGGCTAGGAAGTCGAAGATTTCTGGAGGATAGTTAATTTCGTCCTCTAGGTCATTTAAGTAATCTTCGTAATCCTCATTATATTTATCGTAGAGGTTATCTTGTGATGTATTGGGTACCCTTGTACATCTTTCAGGATGTTTATTTACGAAGTCATAAGCTTCTTGAGTAGTCATTACCTTGTCTGAGATAAATTCGTAGGTTACATAAGAATAAGTTTCACCCAATCTAGAAACTTCATATTGCTGGTATCCAGATTTCTCAATCTTATAGATTTGATTTTCTGGAATAGTTTCTATTTCTACCCTATATTTATACCATTGCTTCTTTTTCTCTTCCCTTGGTTTAATTCCCAGGCTATCTGAAAGATAATGTAACCTGGTCAAGGGACTTTCTAAACGAGAAGGAGCAATGCTCACTTCCTCTATGGGGGCATTATTCTTACTCCCTAAGTAAAGTAGCATTGCTCCTATGGCAATTAATAAACCCTTAGTTATTTTAGTTCCGGAGTTCATACCCAGTAGTTTTAAACTTATCTTTGATATTCTTTGCCAAGTATTTACCTTTTGATTCTGCTTGGTGTAATTCATTGCAAACCTCGTAAGGTACCTTATCATATCGATATACCCTATTTCCCTTAAAAGCAACCCAAAGTTGTTTTTTCTTTGAGTCATAACCAAAGCCCTCAATATTAGAGGATTCGCAAGGAATCATTTCGACTCCAGTGTTCATTTCTACTGATTCTAAGTATTCGTTCTTTTCCATGTCTATATTAAAATTTTAAAAGTGTTAGTTCTGGGTGGAATTTGAGATTTGCCCTCTGGAATATTGCCCAGGTACCAAGTACTCCCTGAGAATTAGTATGTACCCATTCATCTTCCATTCTGAATAATATGTGAGAGCATACCAGCATTTGGTATTCGCTTAACATATCTATCAGTTGAGGAGTATTCTCGATTTCTACGTATAATTCAATGTGCTCATCTAGTGCTCGAATTATTTCATCATCCTCAATCTGAAGGAGTTTTTTGATTAAGTCTTGGGCAATATCATTCCCATTTTTAACATCCTCTTTGATTGAGTTGAGTGATTCAATTTGAATACCAGCAATGAGCTTTACGATGTCTTTTGTTTCCTTGTCCATAATTAAATTTTCTTTATATGCAAATATACTAAAATTATTTTATATAAAATAATCTTTTAATAAATACGGAGGTAAGTGTTAGCGGTTCTTGATTTCTTCCATCTTTTCCTTTATGGAGTCTGGAAATATAGCATCATTTACCCATCTTAGGAAGAATTTAGAAGGCTTCTTTTCGGGACTTAAAAGCAATTGTCTCTGTTCAGTAGAGAACTTAATCCTTTCGGATTCTAACATATACTTTGGAAGTTTAGTGAATTCTGCCTGAGAGAAGGAGATTACGTTTTTACCAACTTGGGCCCTTAATGGTTTCTTCCTTTCCTTATAGAGATATGGGATAATCTTTTTCGAGGGTCCCCCAAGAATGCTAAAACCAAAGATTACCATTGGGTCAAATTTATCTGCTTTTGGGTCCTTAGCTCGTTTGATACATCTTGCCATCCAAGAGAATGAATTTGGATATTGCTTGTTGTCGGTTGCTTCTCCCACATCCTTTTTATTGAACTCAAATCCAGGAAAGTGAAATAGAAAGTCCTCAGTAAGGATAAATACAAATCCCAATCCCCTAAGATATTTAATAATATCTTGTTGGCTTTTACCATTTTCAATCATTTTTTCTACATCTGCAAGAATATCCTCCCTTGGTGATTCCAATTCCTTAGTTGTAGACCCTGCAGGTCTTCCTCTGCCAACATTAGGTGCCTTAGCAGGCAATGTACCAGATAACCTATCTAAGTATTCTTTGAAGTTATCAATATCTTGTTTATTAGTAAGAGTTACTTCTACTCTTATGGGACCGTTATGCTGTACCTTTGGACCTGAATTCATCTCGGTATAAGCATCTACCAACCTATCGGATAATGGGGTACCATTCTCTGATAGTGTAGTGATTCTAAGTTTTGGTTTATATACTTCTTGTTCCATTTTCGACTTAATTAGAAAATAAAAGGCCTGAACAATTTTTATATTGCCAGGCCTTCTACCATTATTAACGAATACTCAAAAATATGATAAGTAAAAGTAAAAAGTGCTCTTATTAATCTTCTTCTTTAGCGGCCTTCTTTTTCTTCTTGTCTTTGGCCTTCTTATCTTTCTTATCGGAAGCCGGTTTCTCTTTTACCTTCTCTTCCTTCTTTTTCTTAGTTTCCCTTTCCTCCTTGGGAGCCTTACCTGAAGCAAGTTTTCTTTGCTCCATACGGTATTTTTTCTTCTCAGCCGAAGTCATTTCTCTGCCATCGATGAGAGGATAATCGTATTTGGTAGCTGTTTTACCGCCATTTCCTTTCTTTTCCTTTTTCTCTTTGGCAGCCTTCTTCTCAGCTTTTTCCTTCTTCTCTTTTTCCTGGAGTTTTACCAATTTCTTGTTGTTCTCTTGGTCAGCTTCAGGATAGGCAGCAGCAACTTTGTCTCTTTCCTTATTGAGCTTGTTTACAAGTTCGGTAACCTTTTTACCATGTTTCTTGTCTTTGGTCCAATCCTTAGTAGGGTCCAACTTGTTCTCTTTAAGGTAAGCATCCAAAGCTTTCTTAGCCTTTGTGAGTTCCGGAGTCTTGGATTCCGATTTACTCTTCTTTTCGTTTTTCTTAGCCATTTTCATTTATATTAGGTGAATAATTGAATTTCCTATTTACATAATACCATAGTTATACCTTCCTAATTTGGGTTGGGATTTCTTTAATTTCTAGGATTTCTAAACTGCATTGTTTTAAAACTGCCTCGAGTTGAAGTATATCTTCTACCTCTTTCTGAGATAAGTCCGTAAAAGTTTGTTCAAAAGTTTCTTTCTGTTCCCCCCTTATAAAATTAAATTGGGCAACAATATAAGTCCCATGAAGTTTTTTATTCAGGGCTCCTTTAAGAGATATGAGTTTTCTTTTCAGATAATTACTCTTCAACCTATGGGATTGGTATTCGCCTTTCTTACCCTTACTAAGAGCTACCTTTTTAAGGTACGAAACATAATCTAATTCTCTGAGAGTTTGATTAATGTTTCCCACTAATAATCTTAAGTCTTTTTCCATTTGGGTCTTTGCATTACTTGGTTAGATACTTCCTGAGTTTCTTCTGATAGCATTTCTCTTGCCTCATTTATTATATTGATGGCAAGTTCCCTTTCATCTGGTCCCAGGTTTAATTCTTTATCTTCTAGTACATCAGTATAAGTATTTATTAGATTATCCAATGCAAGTATTCGAATATTCTTTCGAATTGCTAATTTCTCTTCTTCCATGGGTATAAAAAAATTAAAGCCCACTACCTTCGCAGGCAATGAGCTTTTGGTTGAACAACGTCCTAAGTGTAGATGTTATTCATATGAACTTAAACTCTAAATTTATATAACAGACATATGGGATAGTAGTTAGTAAGTTAGAGTTTAATCTTCTGATTCTTCCTCTTCTTCTTCCTTAGCCTTTTTGTTTTTCGGAGAACAAATAACGCCATGTCCTTTCTTAGACTTAACGGTAAGAGTTCCCGGAACGAATGAAACTGAAGTTGATACCGGTTTGCCATCCGTAACCAATACAGAAGTAACCACTACACCCTGATAGCCTTCCTTGTTCTTAACGGCATAACCAAAGTTCATTACCTTGGATTTGTCGTTAATGGCAATAACGTCTATTTGCTTGCTGTTAGGGCGTTGTTCAGCCGGCCGATTCTTGAGTGCCTCTTGACGAGCTTTACGTTTAGCTTCTTTTTCGGGGTCTTTTTCCTTATCCCCTTTCTTCTTGGAGTCTGATTTCTTTGTTGCCATAATTTTTAATGTTTTATAAGTTAATGATTATTATAAGTAAACTTCTACGTTTATTAATAGTTGATAGTAAAGGTAGGGAAATTTCCCTACCTTCTTTTAAATCTTGAATACGGTTACCAGATTACTTTTTCCCTTTCTTGCCCTTACCTTTGGTTTCTTTCTTTGCCGGCAATTTGAGACCGAGTTCTTTGGCAATTGCTTTACGGAGTTTTTCGACGTCGTTTTCATCGTAATCGTCTGGGTCAGTTTCAAGATCTTTGTCGTCGCAGACATCCTCAAGTTCTTCGAAGTCCATTTCGGCAAGTTCTTCACCGGTCAGTTCTTCCTCTTCTTCTTCCTCTTCGGAATCATCATCTTCCTCTTCTTCTTCCTCTTCCTCTTCCTCGTCATCATCCGATTCCTCTTCTTCTTCCTCCTCGTCATCATCATCATCATCTTCCTCTTCCTCTTCTTCCTCTTCTTCTTCTTCTTCTTCCTCGTCATCGGATTCAGAACCAAAAAGGTCTTCTGCTTCTTCGGCAGAAAGCATTATAGGAGCAGGGATAATCTTTACTGAGCCGTCTTCGTACTTAATGATGATTGCACCATTGATTTCTGTTCTGGAAACTTCTTTCAGTTCCACTTCTTTTTTCTTCTTAGCCATTTTCGTAATGTTTAAGTTGGTTAATAATTTATTTATATCACTCTGTTATAAGTTTCTTTACCAGTATGGATTTCTGGGTATACCCAGATTTTACTAATTCCTCCTGAGCAATATTGAATTGTTTTATCTCATCTAGAGTTGTCTTTAATTCTAATTGAGATTCAATGGTTATTGCCTGAGAGGCAAGTTCCTTGTCACCTTGATAAGTGACTATCTTAAACTTCTTACCTGCAAATGGGTTTGCTGGTTGATGTGCTGTGATTTTAAAACCTTCGTTATTATTCATTGCTATATTTAATTTTAGTTATCCCAGGAATACCCACCTTCCCAAATACTTCGGTATAGGATTTGTATTTCCCTTTTATCATTGTTTTATAGTTATCGGATAATCGAATTGGGTAGACCCATATTTTATTTTCTATCATCCTATTTGTCATTATATAAGCATAAGACCTTCTAAGTTTAATACTCTCTAATGGAACAAACCCTTGAAATAATAGAGACTTCTTAATAAACCTTTCTTTAGGCAAATACCCTAAAAATTTAAGTGATGCCTCATCGAATATTTCAATCATATCCCTTTGTGCTTTGATAAATAGTACCTTTTGTATTGGGATGTTCATCTTCTTTCTTAAATATAAAGCCAATGAACTTACCAATGGAGGATACTGCAGGAATAACAGATTGAATTTATGTTTCTCCTCTTGACTCAGCCTGTTGTAAATCCTGTAGGATAGCAAGATTGATTTGTAATCTCTTTTGCCTTGTATACTTGGGAGATATGCCTTGCCGTTGTCCATAGAGTTTGATTGAGTACCTTTCATTGAATTCCTTTTTTCCTTTAGACTTAAAGACTCGGTGCATTTGTACCATAAATCTTCTTCGTCGGTGTTTATCTATGTGATATTCATCGGGCATTATGAACTTCCTTGCTTTTACGAATTTACCCTTAAACCAGAATTTAGTACTACCCTTTTTAAGAAGTTTACCATTCATATCGGATAATTCTCTAATGCCTTGTTTTATAAGTTTCCTCCCAGATATTATATGGATATACTGAAGAACATCTACACCATAAAGATAAACTAAGGTAACCTTTACTTGGTGTCTAGTAAAGTATGGTATACCGGTTAGATGTTTCCTATATAATTTCTTTTCAGTAACAATCTTATTGGTAGTATCTGGTCTCCAAGTCCATATATAATATCTATCTGGTCGTATGGGTCCGTTGTTACTTTCCTTTAGTTTTACCATTTATATTCCTCTTTGCCATTCTATACCAAAGATTGATAGATTTCTCATTTGCTTCGGGGAATTTCTTTTTCATTCTCCGAATAATCCTATCAAGTTCAAAACCCTTTGCAGTCAATTCAAATACATAAGATTTTTTAGTACCCTTGATAAGATTGAATTCATCTCTTTCTCTTGGAGGTTTCTTTTCCCGAGGTTTCTTTATCCCTGGTACCCGTTTTGTTCTTCTTTGCCCATTTTCCCCCTCTTCTCCAAGAAACCCAAGCCTTAATCGAGAATTCCTTAGTGGATCATCCTTTGAATAACCAATATTCTCTAATTGCTTATCCATCCAATCATCATATTTATCTATTAAGGATCTGTCTGGTTTTTCTTCTGAAACATTTATAAAATGAAGTAGATCAAATACTCCAGCAGAGCAAGCATCAGGAAAAGGCATACCAAGTATGATAGCCTTTCTCTTTAGATCCTTGTAAGTCATGTTTCTCCCTGATGCACCAAGGAAATTCGATTTCTCTTTGGAGGGAGCTTTCAGGTCTTTTCTACTCTTTTTTGCCATATATTTAATATTTTAAGTATTCATTAATTTCACTATGCAAATATAAATATAATATTTGAATTATATACTATATTTCTATTTCTTTTTATAAAAATCCGAGGTTTTTGCCCGTTCTACGGCAGTAGATTTAGGTTTCTTCGGTTTTCTGTGTGTATGGATATTATATGCCATGTCTAATCTCTTTATATTGAATTCTATGTTGTTCACTTGATTATAGTTTACTGCTCTTTCCACACAGCATCTGTACTCTGGCCAGAATTTTTGCCCGAGCTTTACTGTACCAGTTTTAATCATAAACTTAGATACCATAAAACCAAAGGTATCAGCATCATCTTTAGTTTTAAATACATACATGTAGAATCTACTAAATTCATCTACTACTTCATCCAAAGGTCTTACTGGTAACAATAGATAACCATCGGTATATAGGTCCTCAGATATTAAAGCTACCCAATACTTTTTCTTTCCTGGTTTCACTTTATATCTAAACCTCTCTTTAAGTTTAGTGTGCATCCAGTCGGGTATTCTATTAAGGAGATATTTGATGTATATCTTATCCTTTTTATTCGACCTCCTTTTAAATGCAGAAGGCTGTTGTAGCATCCTGGGTAGTATTCTAAAATTATTCCACCTATCAAATTCAAGAATTAATCTTAGAGTATCTATATCCCATTCATCGTCAGACTCTTTTAACCTCCTCATATTCCTCCCTATATTCTTAGAGTTTACTTTTGGGAGTAATTGAGCTGAGTCTCCTGTGAATAAGCTTGCTTCTTTTCTTTTTAATCGTTTCTCTAAACATCCCTCCATATAATCTTGGAAATTCCTCTCACAGGGGCAATCTGGTCGAAAAATAGAAGTGTGTTTCTCAAAAAAATCCGAGAATAGCCTAAAGAATTTCTCTGACCGTTCCCGGATTTCAAGATACTTGTAATGAGATAACTTTAAAATTTCACCAGCTTCCCATGAAGATTTACTTTCTGATAGTTGAAGGAATAATGATTGTTGTTCTTTATCAATTAAACAACTCCAGGCTTTTTGTTGAGCTTCGTTCATAACATTAAATTCTTCTATATCTCATTATACTATCAATTGCTTCATTGGTTATCTGATTAGGATCATATTCCCCAGAATTAGCATAAAGCTTATCTGGGTCATGATTTAAATATACACTATAGATAACGTTGTCAAAAGGTAACCATACTTCCATTCTTCCCATTTCAGGGTATATAAGAACTTTTACTCTTTTACAAAGATGGTCAACCTCTAATACTGTAGCATCTACTCCCTCATAGGGATAACCCCGTAATACTAAGTAATCTCCAGGCTTTACATTGACTAAATCATCTACTGAAAACTTCTTATTCTCTCTAGCAATACGTTTAAATCGCCTTACTTCTTTTCTACTACAAGTAGCCACTAAAGAAAAATCATCAAAGTCTTCTGCATTGTCAATCCTTACCTTTTTCTTTCTTGGGTGCATTGTCTCGGTATTACGTAACCAAGTTCTGATACCAGATATATTCCTACGTAACTTATTAAGAAAGGGCCTTGAGAATGCTAATTTAGTGGGCATTCTCATAAAACCATAATTGAATAATACTGGTACTTCTTCGAATACCATCTTACCTTTTGTGGTTTTTCTTAATACGTTTACCATAGGAATAATTGCCTTGATTTGGTCATACCCCTTTTCCTTAAGTTCTTTATTGATTTTATCACAGTACTTCCTTTCAAGGTAAAATATACAATATGAGTATGGGGTATGCTTCTTCATGAGTTACCGATTTTTAAGAATTAACTTAGCTTGTTTATGTACTAACTTATAGTTTACATTCTTCAATATGTCACTAGCCATGAATACATAAAGAATCTCATCTATCTTTGGTACATCAATTACCATAATATTGGCTTTATCGAATAGGGGTTTATAGAATACGGAAGATAAATCCTTTCCAACTACAAAGAAAAATTCTTCTGAGGGCATTGAATTATATCTCATACAGAGTATAGGAACTTTATTTGCTCTTTTTGCATCCTTAGAAGCTTGTTCCCAGAATTTTAATATATCACAACCCCTATTACCTAAAAGAATATGTTCAAACTTAATCTCTTTATAATTCTTACACTCAACGGATATTTTACACCGATGGGCATGTCTTTCATCTTGACACATTATATCTGAAGCTAAATCTCTACTCTGGTGGTTTGCCCCAGAATAGGGAGTTCTTCCGAACTTGTAAGAAGTCCATTGGGTAAACCATTTTGAAATCTTTAGCTCAAATCGATTCCCCTTCTTTTTGCTATTTGCCATAATTACTGTCTTGTTATATTAATTATTATAACATTATAGTAATTGGTACCTACTCAGACCTTGTGCCTTTTCCACTTGCAAGATTTTGGTATTACCGAGAGGAAGTGAATCTAAGTGGGTTATCAAGAATAAAGTTTTCTCTTTGAATATGTGACGTATTAATGAGGTAACTACTTCTATGTTATCTGAACTTAATGATTCAAATACTTCATCAAGGAATGCTAAGTTAATCCCCTTAGAGGCAGTAAGAGCTTCATTCATTGCGAATGCCATTGCTACACAAACCAATTGTTTCTCGCCGCCTGATAGTTCATCGTAATCTATAATCATCCCATCTCTTTCAATAAGAGTAACAAATTCTTTTCTAGCAGTGCCCAAATCTATATTAAATTCAATCCTAAATCCCAATACCTCTGAATATTTATCGAGGCATTTATTTAAGAACTCGAGTGATGAATCGAATAAGTATGCCTTAATCCCATTATTACCCAATGGGTCATTAATTAACCAGTTATAATTCTCTAACTCTAATCCTTTATTATGAAAGTCCTCATCAACCTTCCGTAAGTTTTTCCTAATCTCTTTAAGTTTTTGTTTATACTTTGGAGACATAACCTTAAGCTTTTCCTGTTTGAGCTTATCCAAATCTTCGTCAATAGAAGCAATATCAGAAGCAATATCATCACAATCAGATTTCAATTTCTTATATCTATCATTTACACTACTAAGTTCTTCTAATCTCTCTAAAGCCTCTTGATATTCTTTATCATATTTGTCAAGGTCAGAGAACGCTTTATATATTGATTTAGCATCACGTAATGCACGTTTGTAGTGACCAGCTTCTAACTGTATTACTAATTCTTTAATTACTTTCTTGAGTGGTACATTCGATAGATTCTTTGCATCTTTTATCTTACTCCTCAAATCAAGGATTAGTTCATTTTGTTTTTTAATCTTTATCTGAAGCGAAGCATCTACTTCATCCTTAATTTGTTTTTGTTTCTCAATCAGTAACTTAGTTAGCTTTTCTCTATCTTGTTTTAACTCTCTTCTTTCTTCTTTGATTTTTTGCTTGAAGGATTTTTCTCTATCTCTCATATCGAAGTAAGCCTCCTTATTAGCCTCTAATTCTTTCTTAAGCATTTGAGACTCATGCTCTACTTCGTTTATTTGAGATATCAAGTTATTTTTATCTTGTAATGCAATGCCTTTAGCAAGGTTTAAGAACTCCAAATCGAATACTTCTTCGAATATCTTTTTCTTATCAGAATTAGATTCTTGTATGAGTCTTTTTATACCTTGCCCAAACATAATTGAGTTCATAAACAGAGTATATGATAGACCTATCTCTCGGTTTATAGAATCCTGTATCTTCCCCTTCCCTTTGATATCAACTATATCCCCATCCTTCATGAAGATAAGTCTGTCTTTACCTTTAGCCCCATCCTCAAGTACTTCATCATACTTTTGACACCTAACTATCTTATATGTATGAGAATCTTTCTGAAAGTATACTTGTACCTTAGTACCCTTGTAATCTTTGGGCCTTACTTGCTTCCAGGTATTTACCTCAGAAACACCCTTTAGGTTTTTCCCATATATTGCCCATACCAAGGCAGAGAGAATAGTTGAATTATGGGTAACTATAAAATCTCTGGTAATATATAGGCCTTCTGAAGAATCTACTTTAATGCACCTACATACCTTTTTCCCTATATATTCAATATTTCTTATGGTATTTACCATTCTATTTCTCCTGGTAAACTCACCATAGGATTTAGTTTTATATTTCCTTAGAAAAGGGTTAAAGGTTAGTCGTATTGAACACACATATGAAGTAATATACCTACCATACTTAAACCGGGTACTTTCATTTTTAGTAGATAGGCCTCCAAGGGATCTTACCAAATAGCTAATACCATCTCTTAAGTGCTCACTCTTAGATGAATACGTAGAAACCTTTGAGATTTTCTTTTTGGAACCAACACATCCATCAGTATCTAATAAACCAGCTAATAATAATCTACGATTCTCGATTGATGATTTCAAATATAACTCTGGTATAAACTTATCTTTAGACTTACAACCAATTAATCCTAAATCCTTAAGTTCTTTACCTAAACCATGAATCCTAAAGTGTTTAGCCCCTCTTACCTCTGTACCTTCATGAACCAGGTTTGGGTCTGGCAAATATGACCTTAATCTATCAACTATCTCTGGCCAATCCTCTCTATTGGTAGATACTCTAACTGTAGGCCTATTACCGGAAATACAACCATCGCCTAATATAAACCCTAATACGTAGGGGTGTATTGGTAATTTAGTATAATTACCATCAATTGGTACGGTTAATGGAGTTGAGTATCTATACTTGAAAGTACCAGGAGCAGTTTTATTCTCAACCTTATAATCCTTTAGTAAAGTCTCTGTATCTAAGGTTCTTAGTCTGTCTTTAGCTTTACCCGATTTGAATACTGACCATAAATGGTCTCCAGCACATTCAGTACATGAGCCATCAGAAAAGGTTATTTTGTAAGTATCTAATAGACCTCTATCATAAATACCCAATAGCTTGATAGGTTTACCTGTAACTGGGTTAATTACTTTATCATTAAGAGTTAATTCCCCCATCTTTTTCCAACCATTAGCGGTTAAAACGGGTTCTTCTAAAGGTTGTGCTTTACCTTTCCCATTTGGGGCCTTGATAAGTATGGTACAAGTTGGGTTTAATTGTAGGTGTAAGGATTCTATTGAACAAAATCCTTCTGCCTCTAAGTTTAAGAACGTTAACATGACTCAGCCTTTTTAAGTGTTTCAATTAATAGATTAGTTTTAACCTCATCTTTAATACCTTTCTCTCTTAGGTATCTTTTTGCTAGAGACTTCTTGGAAAGTTGCTTAGTAATCTTATGTTTGTTATTAACTGGAGTACTAGCTTTTTGGGGAATTACTGTATAATAATTACCATCATCCTTAATATCCTCTTCCCTTTCTACATCGATGAACTTTGGGAAATTTTTCAAAGGTACAAACTTCAGAGACAAATCTTCATAGATTTTCCAATACCCCAATTCACAATCTCTATCGGTTCTCCTTTGATGGTTAGGTGCCCCAATCATATAAACCTTCTTTGATAATCTTTGGGGTTTGTGTATATGACCACATAATACTAAATCGAATTTATTGAGAACATTCACATTTAAGTTTTCTACGGAATCTATCTCTCTACCATCGGTATCCTTTGCACCAGGATAATCGGTGTGTAGTAAAAGAATATTCTTTTTACTTTTATCTAATTCTAACTTCTTTAAGTATTCACTTAGACCCACGTTATTATCAATATAAGGAACCCCATATACCATAATATCTTTATGTGTAGAAGATAGTTGGGTTTTTTCATAATCTAATATCATGATACCATACTTCTCTACTTGATAAAGCCAGCTAAAGGGTTTAGTACCAACCTTACTTATTTTCTTAATATCATGATTTCCAGATATGGCATATATCCAAAATCCTTCGATTAGTTCATTATAACATATCTCTGCTAATTCTTGGTCCATTGTTTCGGCCTTATGAAATAAGTCTCCACAAAATAATGCAGGACAGTTAAACCTTCTACATAATTTCCGTATAATCGACAAAACCCTGAAACTATTCAGGGTCCTGTGATTGTTCTCATTAAACTTAGCCCATAGGTTTATATGTAAATCCGAGAAGGCTATTGCTATTACTTCTTTTCCCATATCCTATCTAAATGGTAATTGATTTGTTCCGTTCTCATACCTAAATCGAGCTCAGATATACAAATAGTGGGTATTTCCCAATTTGCAAGCAATTCCCCCATAAGAGATGATATCTGAACTTGGAAGAATCTGTTAAGTATTCTCTTACCATTATCTTCCATTGACCAATGCTTATAAGTATCTAGATTTAATGGTAAGAAGATTGCTACATCACATTGATCTTCCATTAAAGTCTTACATTGACAGAAAAAATGCTCCATTTCACATTCTGGTAAAGTTCTTGATTGCTTATACCAAAAATAAGCAGCCAAATCTGCATAACTCCTATCAGTTACGAAGTATTCTCTATCCTTGAATAACTTATTCCTTTTGTTCAGAAGTTGAAAATCTGCTTTATACATTGCTTCAGAACCAAGGGATAATATTTCGTTATGTGATACCCCTTCAGTAGCAGGTAATAAATCTGACATACTACCAGAAATAAAAGGTAGATCTTCTCTCTTAGCTACATACTTAGCTAAAGTAGTTTTCCCTATACCAGATGGACCCACAAACATAATTCTCTTACTCATGATGTAATGCTTTAAATGGTTTTATAAATTCATTTGTCAAAAATGATGCTAAAGAGTATTCGATACAAAGTTCTTTGAATTTCTCATACTTAAACTTCTTCTTTGACTTAATTGGTAACTTATCCAATGGATTATGTCTTACAAACCAAAAAAGGTCGATTAACTGTTCGTTCCTTTTCCATATTTGAAGATATTCTTTATTCCTACTCTGGGCAATAAACTTCTCAATTCTACCCTCATCAAGGATTTTTCTTGCCTTTACTGGGCCTATACCCGGGAACCCTGGTATATCATCGGAGGTATCTCCAACCATTGCAAGGTACTCTACCGTTTCATGAGAATGATAACCGAATAATTCTTTGCAATTATCCATCCTTATCATCTCATCTTTTCTCGGATTATATATCCTTAGGTTATTTGTAAGCAACTGATTAAAGTCCTTATCTGAAGATATGAGTATCATTTTCTCGGATTGGAATTTTTTAATTGCAAGGTATGCTAAGAAGTCATCTCCTTCATATACTGTAGATTTCTCTTTATCGAAGATATAATTAATTCTTAGCATACCCAGCATTTTCATTATAATTGCCTTTTGCTTTTGCAATGATTCGTAATCTACAGATATATTTTTTCTATGTCCCTTGTAATTGGGCAATAACTTCGTCCTTACTGGTGAATGACCATTATCGAATGAAATATAAACCTCATCCGGTTCGAACCTTGTAAGATACATATGTAGAGATTTGAAAAATCCGAATATTGCCCCACTCGGTTTGCCATCGGTAGATTTAAGTTTTTCGAACTTATGAAAACTAGCGTGTAGTAGATTTTCCCCATCCACTAAAAGTATTAGTTTTTTCATGATTTATTCTTTCTTTTAGAATGAATATAGTAATGGGTTCCTTGAGTTAAGTTACGATAATTATTATAATAATCCCTAACTAAACAAATTCCAAACCCCATCATTTCGGCAATTTCTTTAACTGTAAATCCAACTTCTATAAGTCTTGGAATATATGACCTTTGGATTTCTGTACCTTTATAATGTACACTATCGGCTCCTTTAGCTTGAATCATCCTCCCATCCCTAGAAGCTTGAGACATATTATCTTTTTGTGTACCCCAATAAAGATTCTCTACTCTATTATTAGTGGGTACATTATCTTTATGACATACATAAGGTAACCTTTCCGGATTTGGGATATAGACTAAAGCCACTAATCTGTGTAATAACCAATTCTTCTTCCCTATACCTTCTACCTCTTTCTTATTCATCGTCTTCCTCCTCCTCTTCTGAATCTGAATAGTTTTCATATTCTACACCATCGACTGGGAATAGATTTGTTTCTATCTTCTTCAGTTGCTTTTTAGTAGTACCTATGGTATTTACTCCGGCTTTCCGTAAAAGTTTTCTACGAAGTTCATCGTCTTCTTCCAAAAGCTTTTGGAATTTCTCTTCCCCTCTTGCAAGAGTTTTACCTTTCAATTTATACCCACCAGTAGTTTTTTCGATTACATCGGTATCTACCAATACATCTTCCAAAGCATAGCATCTGTCAAACCCGACTTCGTGGAATTTAGGATTGAAATATACAGGGCATTTGCTGATTGTAGGTCGAGGAGGAGCAACTTTATTTTTAATAAGTCTGATAGTGACAAGTTTCCCAGCTTTCCTTTCTTTCCCATTTTGTTTAATGGTAACAGACCTTCCTGAATAGAAAGCAGCTCTGATTGAAGCGTAGAACTTAAGTGCTGCACCTCCTGTAGTTGTTGTGTTATCTTTTCCAAATCCGACATTTAAAGCAGTTCTTAATTGGTTAATATAAATCTGAGATACTCCCAGCTTGTAGAATAATTCACTTCTGATACGGAAGTATTTATAAAGAGCCTTTGCTCTACCTCCCATCTCTGCCTTACCATCAACCATCTTAGCATCTATATTATCAGTACAGTCAGTAGCTGCAATGGAATCGATTACTAAGAGTATCGGTTCATTGTGAGTTAATTGAGAACGTAAATAAATTGCTAAGTCTGCTACTACGTCTGCAATATATTCAATACGGGTATCATTAACAATAGTTACTCTTGCAGGGTCTACTCCATTGATTTCAGCCCATGAATTCATCCAGGATTGTTCAGCATCTACCCATATCACATGACCTCCAAGTTGTTGAGTAGCATAAGCAAAGTTATAAGCCACTAAAGATTTACCAGAGGATTCCTCTCCAGCAATCTCAACGATTTTACCATAAGGAATACCCTTACCAAATAAGTAGTTCAAAGCAAAGAAAGTAGATGGTATATATAAATCGGTATCAGTTACTTCTGAAGCTAATTTAATCATACTCCCATATTTCTTTGCCATCTCATTTGCTGTTGGTACCTTTAAACCCACTTTCGATTTCTTTGCCATAATGTAATGTCTTTAAACTAAAGAAGGTGATAACAGAACGAATCTAATTATCACCTTCGAATGAAACCATATTATTACTAACCCTTAAATATCCGATTTGTATTTTCTTTTCTTTTTCTTGGGTTCATCGTCTTCCATGTAATGGTCTTTGTGAACTCCCTTTTTCTTTTTCTTCTTTGACTTATCGTCATCATCGTCATCCCCATGGTCTTCGTTTAGATACTGTGAAAGTAAATCTTCCAACTCATCATAGGATTTGATTTGAGAACGAACTATACCCTCAAGGTCAATTGTACCTTGATATTTCTTGTCCAACTTAGTTGGTTTGCAAGCACGGGCAGAATAAGTGGTATCTAGTTTACCAGACCCGGAACGAATTATCTTGATATCGTATCCAGTTTTTGGATCTGTCATATCACCTGCCTCATCTTCATCAAGGTAAAGGTCAATGATATCCTGGTATACTGAGCGAGGAACTAAAACTCCCTTATCTTTGCCTTCGTAATCTACCTTACTACCCTTTTCATCTGAGTAAATGATACCACCGATAACATATCTTCTTCTTGGTACCAGGTTCTTGGCAAGTTCCTTGTCATCTTCATCCTTAGAGTTTTTCAATTCTTGATATTTCTCCATGAATGGGCAAGGTTCATCAAAAGTAGCCGGAGATATAACTCCTCCCAAATTGCCACCCAGGTAGAATTGAATAATTTCGATACCCAATTCTTGGTCATCACCCGGAGATTTAATTCTCATTCTCAGAGTTCCCTCTTTTGGATATACTAACCCACTACCATTTCCCTTAGATTCTAGCTGTTTCTTTCTAGCTAGCATCTTTTCTTTTGTAGAAAGTCCCTCTGATGAAACTTTCTTTTTCTTCTTGTCTTTTATCATAATGATTAGTTTTAATTATTTGGTTCTGAGTAAACTACTTCGTTCATACTCAATACGGTAAGAACGTTTTTCTCTAAAAGTTGTTTGAGAGCAGGAGATAGTTTGTCCGTTTCGAATTCAAGTTCTTTACCTGCATACAAACCATAGGTAACTATTCTACCTACAGCAACCAATTCTCGGTAGGTTTTGTATTCTTCGGTAATTTCCCCACTCTTTACTACAACCCCTTTACGAGGAACTCCCTCTTTTACTTGTTCAGGGATAATCAAACCGGATTTAGTTTGATTTACCTCCTTTGGAGATAAAATAAGTACCCGATTTTCTGTAGGGCATCCGGGTAATTCTTGATTAAATTTCTCAGCCACAAGAGGTGAGATAAATGTCATTGAATAATTCATATTCTAATACTGTTTTTAAAAGTTAGTAATTAATTATAGTTCAATGGGTTAACCCTTTCTTAGATTCGCATTAATAGTTCTTAGTATATTCTCCCGACTCTCATAGGCTTTACATATAGCTATGAACTTATTTGCTTTTTCTACAGCTTTTAAGTATCTCTCATAAATAGAAGAATACTTCTTGTTAAGATTTGCCTTATGAGAAACATATTCGTTATTCCACCTTTCATTAGCATCCTTATAATATACCCAAGCATTGGAATAGGCTTCATCTTTTTCCCTTGCTAGTAAATCTCTTTCCTTTATATACTTATCTCTAAGAGAACAAAGAATATAATAACTAGAAGGAGATTCTCGTAGCTGAGAATTAATGATATTCTCATTGATAGACAATTCTTTTTGAATATCTATTTCTAGGGCCCTACCCTCAAATTTAACCTTTAGTTTCTTTAGCTCCGTCTTCATAAACTTCTAATAGGTTTTTAAAGTTTTCTTTACTAAATTCCCCTTTGCTTATTGCTTTAGTTACTTGAGCAAAAGCCATTTGATAAGAGAGTTTCATACCAGGCAAATTAAGAAGAGATTTATAGATGCTTATCTTATCTACCAAAGCCATTAATCTTAAGTCGCATAAGTTATCAGTACCACCTCTATCGAGTAAGGCTAAAAATGCAGCCCAATAAATATGGGTGGCATCTTCATAAGCAAGTTTACCATCCTCATCCGTAGCCATTACTTTAAAAGCCAATCCCTCTAAAGTAGTAAGATTAGTTTGTACTTGAGATAACTGAGTCTTTAATCGGTTAAGTAACATTTTTTCTTGTCCACTCAACCTTAGATTAACCCCATCTAAATACTTAAGTAAATTTTCGATAGAATAACCTAAGCACCCTGCAACCATGTAAGTGAGGGCAGTTAGCTTACTTGCATTATCAATCTCTTTCTGTGTTGCCATAATCTCATAAATTTATATTATTTATGTAGACATAGTATCCTCTCTTTTCGATGATGTAATGGTTGATACAGATTCTGAATGCTTCAGATTAGTTTTACAATTGGGGCATTGTACTATCCTAAAATAATCCCCAGATTTATTATAAACCCCAAAAGTTTCACTGGTATCATATTCAAATTCGCAATCACATACTGGGCATTTAGCCCTCCATACCGTGGGCCCGTTCAAAATCTTTTTCATAACGTTTTCTTTTCTTAATATATTTATATACTAACATTGGTGATATCTCATACTTCCTAGCAAGTTTTGCTTTTATCATACCAGTATCATACTCATAAAGTAATTGAAGTATATCGGGTCTACTTAACTTTGTATCTGAAAATTTAAACCTACCCTCTCTAATACATTGTTGAGTATTTTCCTTAGCAGTACCCCAATATAAGTTCTTATAATGATTATGAGTTCTTATATTATCCTTATGACATACATACATACTTATGATTATTTGGGTTTGGTACATATACTAATGCTACTAATTGATGAATGTTATAAGTATACCTATATCCATTCGTATCCCTAATAGAAACTATAACGTATCCGTTATTTTTAATTCGATTAAGGGATAATTTTACCCAACCTTTACCCTTATAATTAGAATATACCTTACCATTCTTGGTAACATGGTAATTAGGGCAACCAATGCAATCTAAGTTTCCCTTTAAAATCTTCCTCATACTGCTTTATCTCTTTACTAAACAATTTAGGATAATCCTTAATGATTACATTCTTATACTTCTTATGTTCTTCCATATACTCCTCTACTGAGAAATCTGGTTGAAGCATCTTTCTATAATCATACCCAGGAATAAAAGGTAATTCTTCTGCCATTGACCTACCAATAGAGAAGTCCATTGACATATCTACATCATCCACTTGAAAACCAAAATATTTCTTAGTACTAGGGTTTCTCAATATATCCCATATTTTAAAAACAGTCCAAGTATTAATATATTCAGGCTTTGAGTAAAAATAGGCTGCATCATGAACAGTTGCTACTTCAAGCATACGTGGTAATTTACCTTGTCGCATTAACCAATAAACAAGAATAGCTCCGAAGTTGGTCATATTTGCTGCAGCACCCTGGCAATTACCCGTGATTAAAGTTCTATATCGTTTATCTTCACCAATTACCCTTGTAAAGAAAGCTCCAGATTTTACAGTAGGACACCATACTTTACCTACATACTTCTCTTTCGTTAAATTATTCTCTGAATTGTAAGTATTCTTGGTGTTTACTGATTTCCTAAAATTAGAGAATTTTACTCCATAACTAGTTTTAGTGGCCCGTACAAACTCTTGACCATATTTACTTGGTTTCTTATCTTTAAAATAAGATATGTCACCTTCATGTGATAATTCATACATACTTGAGGTGTTGTTACAAAGTACTACCAAAGCCTGAAGTAATTCTCCTTGAGTTTTATCTCCGGTTGCCCATATCGACCAACCATCCCCTAATCTCATATTCTCTAATAAGATACTTAATTGAGGGTTAGTTAATCGAGTTAATAACTTCATATTTAACTTACGTTCAGGAACTAACCTATTAAGTTTATAAACAAATCCTGGGTCTCTTATTTCCCATATCACTTGATTCCTTTCTCTACGGGAGAATTCTACATCTAATTCTTCCATAATAGAATCAATAATATCTACCTTGTGAGGATTTGCAGTATTACTCTGACATATTCTTACTATGTTACCATTCTTCAGATGACCATCAGTAAGATACCAACCTAAAAAAGCTACATAAGCATCCGAATATCTAGCTTTCACTTGATTATTATGAGGAGATCTTATTGGGATAGCATAAGGTTTATCTGAATTGTATAATTCTTCAGAAGTTAATACTTCGGTATTATCTAACTTAGATATCTTATTTGGTTTAGTAACTACCCATCTATGGTCTGGGGTTGATAATACGTCTAGATGTTTTGTCTTTAACCTAATCATATCTCCATCATAATCAAATACATTTACCCTTTCAACCTTTTGCCATTCTGATTCTCCTATATCCCGATTAAAAGCTAATATCTCATCACCAACCTTTAAATCTTCATAGTTTACCCATCCCTTAGTTTTACTAAGAGCCTGAGATGATGGTAATAAGCAAGGAAAATTAAGTCCCAAACGAATAGCATAAGCAACTTCTTGTTTGTCGTTTGAGTATATCTGGGGTAATCTTCTCTTAGTACCAAATAACTGGGTATAATACCCATGCTTACGCAGGAATTTCTCTTGCTTCTCTTTGAATTTAAGTATCTTTGGATGTTTCTCAAAGAACTCTGCCATTTCTTTATGGGCTTCTTCTTTAGTAACTATAATACCAGCTTTTGGGTCGGATAATTTTACTGCAAGTAAAGCTTCCCCAATACCATAAATCAAACCGAATGCAATTTGCTTAGCTTGTTTTCTTCTAGTCTCCCATAATTTATGGTCAGGATGATTTTCATCTTCGTATATTTTAGAGGCTTCCTCAATTGATACTCCATATTTTGCTGCTGCTATACCCAAGTGAGGGTCAGCCCCCTTTGCAAAAGCATCAAGGTATGTTTCATCACCCGATAGATGAGCCATCATTCTTAACTCTGCCTGTGAGTAGTCAAATGCCATATATAAATATCCCGGAGGAGCAACTAATTGTTTCTTGATATTGGGGTCTACCGATGTCTTTGGTATCTGCTGCATATTTGGGTCTGCAGAACTAAATCTATTAGAATCTGTACCGTGTATATTATACCTACCGTGTAATCTAGAATCATCTTGTACCTTTTCCCACCATCCATAAATATAGGTCTTATACATTTTCTCTAACCCTCGTAATTCAAGAAGCTTATCAAGAAATATTGCCTTTGGTGAATCGGGCTTTTTAATAGTTAGCCTAAGGTTAGTAAGAGTTTCTTCATCAGTACTTGGTTTACCAGATTCATTATCCTTAATCACATCAAAATGAAAGCCATCTTCTGAATACATCAATGCAGGTAAATCAACTGGGCTACCCAAATTAATGGGCCTTATTAATTCTTGTTCCTTTTTAGTTGTGAATATACCTGCTTTGATATTTGAGATTTTCTGTTCCCTTGATGCAATCTTCCGTTTATCCTTTGGGTCATTATAATCTAACTCTTCAAGTTCGTCTTCAATAGACTGAATATACTTATCAATCTTTTCTTGGTTATACTTCTTTTCGAATTTCTTTACTCTTGGCAAAGCGTATATTGCGTCTCTAGCAGCATCTATTTTTGGTTTATATTCTTCCAAAAGCTTTTTATTGAACTCAGTATCTAGATATAAACCCTCCTTTTCTACCGATGTTAGTACTCGTGAATTACACATGAATAAATTACGGAATACCGAATACATACCTAAATCCATTAACTTCTTCTCAAAGAATAACATTAATCTAAGAGTATAATCAGTATCTTGACATCCATAATGGCAAAGTGGGTCTAATTCTTTTTTATCCCAAGGTATTTTATCAAAGGCATCTTGCTTTTCATAATTACCATACTCTGGTAAATACCTTCTTACCATTGATTTTAAGTCATGAGGTTTTTCCTCATTCAATACATATTTAGCAAGCATCCCATCTAAGCATGTACCTCTATAAAATATAAAGTACTTCTGATTAATTTGGTCATCAAATTTCCAGTTCCATGCAACTTTGGTTATCTCTGAATTTTCAATGACCTCTTCTCCAAATTTCCTTAGCATCTTCTTCCAATTCCAACCGGGAGAAGTATAATCTTTTGTTTCGAAATGGTCTAGAGGGATGGAAGCACCAAATCCTGGCATCCAGGATACTGAGAGTATAGTTGGCTTAAAACTCTTGTTGTATATTGGTTCTGCATTTGTTTCGTAGTCACAGCAAGCATAACCAGTAGCTTTACAACAAGCAATAAGTTTTTTAAGCTCTTTCTTGTTTTTTATTATTGTATACCGTGTCTCCATATTTTAAAATAGAAAAAGGGACATACCTACCAGTAGTAGATACATCCCTCATTTATTAATACTTCTCTTGTAAATCTTCTAGATTGGATGATAATGCTAACCAATCCTTCTTATAAGCATGAAGAGAATCTATGGTATGGTATAAGTAACCTGGTTTAACCCCTACCTCTTGAGCTACATATTCCATAAGTCTCCATGCAAGGTATACATCATTACCAAAGTGAATAACAAAGTCTGAACTTCTTTGGTGATAGCAAATATGTAATACTTTTTCTCCCTTACCATTCTGACGAATAAGGAAATCATAGTACATAGAACAAGGAATACGTTTACTACCATCGAGATACTGTATGTCTGAACCATGGAATATTGGGAGAACTGCTTTACGGGTATCATTGTCTCTCTTTAATAACTCCATTACTGCTTGTAAAGCCATATCACTATTGAAAGGTATGTGACCTTTCAAACTAAGTTGATTCCAGATACGTTCTGGATATGTATAATCAAATTTACCATTAACTAAGAACTGTTCCCATAAATCTTTTCTCAGTTCCCAAGCTCTACCTGGATTACAATCATACCAACCAACCCTCTCTCTAAACTCTTCATCTGCCCATTCTTTTGAATGAGAGAATACAAATAACCATACCGGGTCTCCGAGTGAAGTTAAGCAATATTGTTGGCAAATGAGTTCCTTTGTTTCAAATTCCTCTTTACCTTCGATTACTTTATTCTGATAGGTCTTTGGTTTTACAGTTTGACCGTAACTGTTGAGTTCTCTGCCAAGTTCTGACATTAACTCAAAGCTGTTAGAATATATCCTCATTTCTTCTGTTTTAAAAGTTTCTTCTTATATGCTTTACGTTGAGAGTAAGAGATTACATTCTCGGGATATTCTATATCCTCATATTCAAGAAGTAATTCTTTTGCTTTCATTGATTTATATGTTTCCTCATATAAATCTGGTCTGAGTACTTTAAAACTTCTAAAGAATACCTTGAATGAAGAGAAGTCTTTCTCTGTGCCCTTTTGGAATTTCTCCCATATTTCCTTTACCCTTTTATTCCATGAATTTTCTTCTGCACCCTTTAATATCTTCTTCAAAGGTTTATGGGTATGATACATTAAAAGTGTCTCCACATTTCCGTACATTTGAGTCGCAAATAGGTTGAGTTGTACTGACTGATCCGGACCATATACGTACTCTGACATTCGTTGAATTAATAGGAAATCGAATATTAACCTCTTGGTAATCTCCGAAGCCCGAACTACCATTGTAATAACTGGGATGTCCTCCCCGAATCGTTTTGAAAAAGTCGCTGCTATTAGACATCTTTTACCATTATCGTGGTGATTATTAAACATGTAAGTTATATTGTAATTCTGATTGTACTTATTTCTCAGTACTCTCAGTTTACTACGCAACAAGTCAAGCTTATTAAAATCTATGTAGTTATTCAATAAGCTAGTCCACTTAGTTTCTTTGTAATTGAAACATCTCCCATAATCAAATTCTGGGTCTACCCATGCCTTACGTATTTTTATAAATACGTTATACACTACTGCTACCCCACTATTAGCCATAGCCCCTTTCCCAAATAGGATTGGGTCTAACCTTAAGAACCCCTCATTGAGTTTTTCCCAAGCTTCTTGTGAAGTAGCAAATTCTAACGAATGGAGGGACTCCTCCGTATTGAGTTGAAGTCCCTCTAATCTCTTATTCCATCCTGACACGTTGATACTTATTTATTATTCTACTTATTCTACCTTGACTCTTGAGTCCCACTAACTTAGCTAATTGAATCTGAGAATATTTACCTGTACTATATTTCTCTAATATTAAACTAATTTGTTGTTTAGTGAGGGTAGACTTAAACTGACCTCTATTCCTACCTTCTCTCATCATTTGTTGAGTATTTTCCTTATAAGTACCACATTTAAGATTCTTATAATGATTATTGTAAATGTTATTATCAAGGTGCATTACAATAGGTAGATTATTTGGATTAGGTATATGAATCATAGCAACTAATCTATTCAACCTAAATTGCTTTCCCTTAGGTAAACTAACATATAAATAACCTCTAGTAGGATTTTTAATATATGATAATTCTTTCCAAGTACCCTCTCTTACCCTTTTCCAAACTCTACCTCTTTTAGAAACATAAAAGTTTGGGTAATCTGGTATATTGTCTTTCTTCATATTAGTAATTAGTTTGTTGCCTCCATAAATTGAGACGTTGTTTTTTAAAGAATAAACTAAATAATCCGCAAGGAGTAAACCCATTCATGGCTAAGAATCCCATATAGAGATAGAAAGCTTTTACTAATGATTCCTGAAAATCTATTTCTTTGGTCATTACTTGAGTTTGTTTCCAGGGTCTACATTTAAGGAAGTTCCTTGCTTTATTGAGTTCATATATTACTTCCCATAAATATAGCTTCTCGTTTTCATGAGATATCTCGCTCATTTCATGAAAACCTGGGGTATAAGAAACTATCTTATCATACTCTGCTCTATCCTCTCTTGCCCAATCAGTTGAACTTAATATAGGATATTTCCTTACACTTCGATGATCTGGGTACTTGATGAGTAGGTCTTTGACTCCAATTGCCATTACCTCAAATAAACTCTTGGCATCTTGATATTTTAATATATCTTCTGGCAATATATTAGAATACAAAAGCAAAGTAAAGAAGAATCCCAAGGCATCTGCTTGTTCCTCATTTGCATTTGCTAGATGATTTAATACCTGAGTGTATTCCTCTTGAGTTAAACAATCATTATTCCATCCATAATCACGATATATAGATACTACTTCATCAGTAGATTCGAATCCTTCGGTTAACTCTTCAATAACTCTACCAATAAAATCCTTTAGAATAACTTGGCTCTTTGGATTATTTATATCTAATGGGTAATCTGGTAGCTTTTCTATGGATTTATACCCAGAGAATTGCTCTATCCCAAGAACATACATTTCTTGTAGTATCCGTGCCTCAGTTTCTTCTACCTGAGGCACTTGTTCATTTATATTCCTGATGTCCATGATTATTTACTTCCTGATGAACCAAAACCATTCCCTCCTCTACTTCCCCACATCTGGGATTCAGTATAAAATTCCTCTTGTTGAATCTCTTCTGGTTCAGTAATATGGATAGGTACATGAATAAATTGTACTAGCTTCTGGCCAGCCTCAATAACCTGGGCTTCTTGAGAAGTGTTGTATACTCCAATGTGTATCTCTCCAACATAGGGAGAATCCACTATCTCGGCAGTAAAGATTAATCCTTTCTTAGTAGCTATACCAGATTTGTTTGCTGCCATTAGCATAGATGCAGGCGGTTCTAACAAACCTTTGATACCTGATGGGATAAGTATACGATGACCTGGTTTTAAAGCTATATGCCTTACGAAATGTTCACTAAAGGGTATATCCAAATCATACCCTCCTGAATCGAACCCATTCTTAGAATGGATATCCTCTGAAGTCAGGTTGGTTGGTACATAAAAATCTAACCCAGCATCATTTGGGTTTGCTCTGTTGGGAGATACTACCTCTCTTACTTTGATAAATCTAAATCTGTTCATAATATATTACATTTACGTAAAAGTTGTCCAAAGGTTAATTTCTCGGGTCTAGAAACATGTACTCCCAATGAATTACACATCCTGATTACATCGGTAGAGCCCTCCATACATAAATTAGCAAGTACATCTTCTTGCTTTACAAAATAGTTTGGGTTGTTAAGGTATACCTTGAACATAGCCCATATCATCTCTATTGGTTTCATTATTTAGTACACTCTTTATAAAGTTCTCTAATACGTTTTCTTGGTACTTCAAATTTCTCAACTGTCTTTGAGATAATTTCTTTTTTCTCTTTGCCTTTCCGAATCAAGCATCGGATGTATTTCTTGATACCAACGGTATCTTCAAGTACATCCAAATCCTTGTATTGATTCTTCTGTTCAAGTTCTTTTCTTGTAATGTTCAAGTTCTGTGACATCTTGAATGCACATAATTCTGAGTCTCCGCATAGTTTACATTCCTTAGTTGATAAATCATACCCAATACCAAAGCATGGATCTCCGTTAGTACCCAATTGACTAACATCTATTGGTGTAAGTACATCATGTTTTGATAAATCAGGAAGTTGTTTCTCTTTCTTTGCCATCTCATTTTTCTTTATAAATGTATATGTTAGTAATATCATCTAGGGTTACATATGAATAACCAATGTTATTAATAAATAGTTCCCTGAGTTTAGATAATTCTGGGCAAGATTCTGGGTCAGTAGTATCTTGTTGTAATTTGATCTCTAATCCAGATCCCCAATATAAACTAAATGAATGGGTATAAACATCCGGGGTATATCTCCAGGGTTTAATAGGGGTTACCCATGCCAAATCCCTGCAATTGAATACATGTTTGGGATTACTGGCAGGTGGGTTCATCCAATTTAATATTCGGTCTATCAGTTTCATTATATATTGTTATTTGGTTTCCTTAATAATATCCAGCAGTAGATACCTGATGCGGATATTTGTATTATTCTATATCCTTCCGATTGTAATTGTATTAATCGTTCATCAGTATCTTCCCTGATACATATTAGTTTATCAGTATTCATAATGCCTATATGCTTTATTAATTGTAATCTTCTTTTCCTCCTACGGAGAAAAAGTAAATACTCATAGTACTTACAAGTCTACTTAAGTAAGGCCTCATATTTATTCAATATCCTATTTATACAGGTTCTATTGACTTTAAAACGTTTCCCAATTCTACTAGATGACCATCCTAAAGATTTTAATCTTATAACCCTTCTATGAGCCCTTATAGAAACTTTACGATAATCACGTTTATCTAATCTCATCTGAGACATATTTTCAGCTTGTGTACCCCAATATAAATTATCTACATGATTATTTAATGGGTTATTATCTTTGTGACATACACAAGGTTTATTCTCTGGGTTAGGTATATAAGCTAAAGCTACTAACCTATGTACCTTAGCTAATCTCCTAATACCTAATTTTGGATTTCTTAAAGTAACGTATGGCCTTCCGTCATGTTTGGTATATTTAGTTTTTAACAAATGATAATCCTTTAGATAACCGTGTCGATTATTCTTTCGGGAATATACTTTACCATCAACAGTTACATAGTAACCTGGGAAATCTGATATATTATCTTTCATAACTTATGTTTAGGACGTTTTACTAAAATTACTTTTAATTTCTCTACTTGATAATACCTTTTTCTAGCTCTAGCATGTCTAGATAAGTAATTACCTGGATACATTAAATCATCTACATAAGCTTTCTTTTTAGAAGAGTCGGTTCGAACTAATCTACCTAAGAATTGGATAGTTTTCTCGTTAGATAACATACTTGCGGTATTGAGTAAGTACTTAAGCTTAGGAAAGTTTTTACCTCGAGCAATGATTGTAGTTGATACCAGGATATCTATTTTACCTTCTCTAAAATCCTTCATTATTTGTTGTCTTAACTTAGAAGGAGTATTAACATGCACATAGGCAATATTATAGGCATCGCCCAGTTTCTTTTTAAAGAACTTATATAGATTTTCACAATGTGCAATATGCTTGCATACTACGAGAGCAGGGTATCTGCCTTGATTAAGGTTCCATAGTAATCTATTATAAGCCATTAACCAAGCTGTATAACAATTGGTGATTGAATCATCGTATATTTCCTTATAGGAAATACAATCAGATTCCCAATTACCATACCAGGGTTTACCAGGTATCATCTTTACAACGGTTTTTGTTGAGTAACCCTTTTTGATAGAATCCTTGAGTTTGAACTCAGCAAGTACTTTACCAAAGAAACATTCTAAGTTCATATTCTTAACTTTATCTTTAGCAAGCTTACTCATATAGATGGTACCAGATAGCCCTATACGAATACGAGTATTGAATAACCGGGTGATTACATTCTGATATTGCCTACTGCCCCCCTGGTCAGCTTCATCTATAAGTACCATATCTATTTGAGATAACTCTTTTTGATAGAACCTCATATTACGAGAAATAGATTGAACCATACCTATTGTGAAGTTACTCCAGTTTAAAACTTTGCCTTGAACAAAAGTGATATCCTCTCCGGGTAGATATTGCTTAAATTCTTCTCTAGCTTGGTTTAACCAATCCGAGTCATTAGTTATTAACAAAGTCTTCAACTGCTTCTTATAGGATAAATACAAAGACGACATAATAAGAGTTTTACCTGCATTAACCGTGTAATCCAATACTCCGATATGAAAGGGTTTACCTCCAATCGTATTATTAATTACAGCCTTGACTGCTTTCTTCTGTTCTGGTCTTAATTTATATTTGCCTATCTTCGTAACAACTTTACTGACTTTAGGTAAAGGTTGACGCATATCTACAACTTTAGGTTTAATTCCCATCTCAATACACATATCGTATACCTTAGGAAGCAAACCTATTTTAAATTGCCCAGTCTTGGTGATGTAGTGAATCTTACCATCCCAATTCTGCATACCTCTTTGCCTTGTACGTAAGTAGAAAGCATTTGGATGTCGAATGGCAAACTCATTATAAAGTTTCTGTGCGAACTTAAGAGGTAAGTTGAGTTCACACATATTACCGTTCTGAATAATTATCTTGCTCATCTTCTGTTTTTATGTAAAATGAATTACCACAAGAACATTCGGCATATACTGATAGATTATTGTCTATAGCATTTACCACTTCCTCTTCGAATAATATATAGCATTTACCACAATAAGGACACCATGTATAGGAATTGCCCGAGATATAATTATCTCGGGATTCTTTCTGTATAATTACTACTTGACTCATATTACTTAATGATTACAGTTACTACCTTATGATCTACTGACTGGTCTGAATACTTGAGGACATCAATAAAAGCATTAGCTGCATCCTCCACTCTGTTTCCTAAAAATTGTAAGCCTTTCATATTACTCTTTGATTTTATCCCAAAGACTTCCCTCTACTATTGGTTCATCTTCGAGTAGTTGTTTATTCTTATTCTTATATAAATACTTATTGTATCTTTCAATTGCTTTATCAGTATACATCTGTGCAATGTCTGGTAAACCATTACACCATGCAAGAGATTCAAACTGAGCATCGATGAAGGTCTTATAATCCCAACCTTCTTCTTTTAAGAAGTCACCAACCTTTGCAAAGTGTACATACTTCTCTGGTTGATTTTCATAAGATTCATATATACCAGTTGCCTTAGCAATCTTACCTATAAAGTAATCATGTATCTCTTTGGTAAGTTTTAAATCTGAATTTTGTAACTCTATCTCAGCATCTACTTGATTAGTGATGTTTTCTTGCATAGATAATAACCTTTGCATAACATTACGATAATCAGTCATCCTTTTTAATCCAGTCTCTATATACTTGATAAAACCTTCACGAGTATCAAATTTAAAATCTTCACAGAAGGTATTACATATCTCTGCAAGCTTTTTACAATTTGCCCATTCTCGAGAATTACTTTCATTTATTTTCCGAACTCCCCGATGCTTTAACTTTATACGGGTTGCATATAAAATATCAGCAACGAGGGCAGCATCTCCCTTAGATGCTAGTAATATGTTATTAACTCGCTTAGTATTCTTATTGTTAGAAACTAAGACTGCTCTATGATTTATTGCCTCCTTTCGAGCAATAACAAAAAAAGCCTCAACTGGGAAATTGTCTACCTCTAAGGTATTTAATATTTCCTCAAATTGAGACTTAGTTATATGGATAGATGGTTCACGCATAAATATATTATTTATAATATAATAGGAACTCCCTATTTCAAAGAGTTTCGGATTTGAATTCTATGAATAAAGTTATAGAGTGTTTTTACGTGACACCTTTAACCTTTTACTAATGTATATCCTACTATTACCTAAACTCAATAACCTATTTAATCTTCTCAATTTTCTATCAGAAATTTTAAAGTTCTCCCAATTAGGATTTTGAATAGTTTTAAATGATTTCCTTCTCTGTTCGAAAATCATTTGTTGTATATTCATACTATGTGTACCCCATTGAAGATTCCTATAATGGTTATTTAAAGGATTATTATCTAAGTGCATTACTTCATTAAACTTAGAAGGATTAGGATTATATACATATACTAAAGCTACCAACCTACTAATACTCAAATTATAACCTCTACCGTCCTTATAAAGTTTTACCTTAACTCTGGCCTTTTTCGAAAGCCTTAGTTTATGCCATTTACCAAACTTATAAGGAGATCTTTCTATCCGTCTTGAATATAATTTTCCATCTCTAGTAATATGGTAACCTATAAAACCTGGTACATTATCTTCCATCATAATGAGTTTTTAAGTTTAATTAATCCCTGATAGGTAGCATATCTAGTTTCATAAACTTTTTTAAGAACGGCTTTCCTACCTAAATCGTTTACATCCCTATTATCCTCAAAAAGAACTAACTTCACTTTCTTGTATTGTATAAGTTTCAATGCCAATTCTATAGCATACTTTTGAGCATCAAAATCTAATAGAATTATATACCGTTGACAAGGTGCTTTTATTAATTCGTTTAGTTGATATTTAGATACAACTTTGCCCATTGTGGCAATTCCTCTATCGCCCATTGTGAGAGCATTAAGTGCTCCCTCGCAAATGAATACCGACCGGTACATTTCCAATGCGTCATGATTAAAGATGATAAATTGTTTGCCAAGGCCTGTGATATCTTTATCGGGATTATTATACCTGGGACCTTTTCCGATAACGTTCCGAGCATTGTAATATTTAAGTTGTCCTTGATAATAGAACGGGATGATAAGGTACCCGTAAGTCGTGCCCATTGTTCCATAGCCGATACCAAATCTTGAAAACTGGTCGGGGTTGAAGCCACGTTTCTTGATATATCCCCTAATACTTTTTGCAAGTTGGCTGTCTCCAATCGAAATATTTCTAAATCCCTCAGGGAGATACAGGGGCTTACTCTCGGCAAGTTCGATTTTCTCTTCCTTAAACTGTAGTTCATCAAATTGTCCATTGTTCAAAAAGTTAATTAGTTCATGGTATTCTGTAAATCCCTCTATATCCATTATCAGTTGAGCAGGAGAGGGATGAGCATTACATCGAAAACAATTAGTTCGATACATGGAAAGATTAACCCCCAACTTCTGTTCTCTCCCGCAATATGGGCAAGTTGGTATACGCATCCAGCCATGCCGGTAATCGTAACCTCCCAATCGTTTAATAAAGTATGTCCTTAGTCTAGATTTAAACTGATTAGTTATTTTCATATTCTCTTATAGCTTTCCTAATTACTCTTCGAAGTTTCTTTAAATCCTCTAAATCTAAATCGTTGATACAAGTGGTTTGCCAACCATTATGGGATATTTCTAAAACTACCCCATCAGACCATCTATCTTTTACTATTTCTATTTTCTTTGTTTTCATAACTGTTATTTATTATATTACGA